AAATATTCTTGCAACAGCAGAAGATATTATTGTAGCTTGATTGTATTTTTCATCTAATTTATCTATAGCATTTACTGAATCATATATGAATGAATATGCATTTTGAACACCTATTGTGCATATAAATTCAGAATCCGGTAATTGTATAGATTTCTCTGTATTTAATAAAGAATTTTCAAAACATTCTTTGGCTGTGTTTTCTGTATGAGAACTATCTGCAACATGTTTGACTAAATCTGCTAATTTTTCAGACATTTCTTCAGCTCTTAATAAAGATCTCATTTCATATTTATGTTCTATTGCACTCTTACACATTGGGCAAGTTAATGGGAATGTATCTTCATCAGGGAATGTTGCACATAATATACCATAAACTAATATATCATATTCTAAAGAAGCTACGTTATTTAGGAATGTATTAAAGTCCATTTTTCCTATTGATGTAGACTCGATTTTAGAATGTATTAAAGTCCATTTAGATATTAATGTCATAACATTAACTTGATCACCATTTATTAATCCCATTAGTTCGAATGTAGAACAGCCTCTCATGACCATAGTTAGTCCTGATATAGGAAGAACTATAGTTGTATTTCTAACTGTATTACGTTTTTGTAATATTCTGTCAGCAATACCTGTTTTAGCCTTTTTAGTTTTTATTGATTTTAATTCTACAGTTTCAACTTCTTTTAAAGTTATTGATTTAACTTTTTTCATTTTTTGTCTTTCTTCTTCCGTGAAATTTATAACTTGACCCATTCCCGTTTTATCTATAAGAACAACAGCTTCTTTATATCTTTTTAAGAAATCTTCTTTATTTTCAGTTCCATCATCCATAGAATTGTTATCAGCTATATTTTTAGGTTCTTCCACGGATAATGAATCATCATCATCATAAACATCTATCGATAAAGATTCTTTTTCTTCAGCTTCTTTTCTTAATCTTTCTTCCTCTTCTTTTTGTTTTTGAAAAGCTTCAAACTCAGCTTTAGCTAATTCTGTTTCCTCTTCTATTTCTTTTAAAGTTTCTTCTATAGAAGCCATTTGTTCTTCTGAGATTATATTTCCAGGAACTCCTCCTCCTCGAACTCCAGCTCTTTTCATTATTTCTTCTTCATTAATTTCTTGACCCATTCCAGGTTGCGCATTCTCTACTTCTTCAATACTAAAGCTTTCAGATTTATTACCTAATACATCTTCTACATTTTCTTCAAGCTTATTATTGTTTATTTTTAAATTATTCTGTTCTAATAAAGCTTTGATATCAACTTTTTTATTATTTTCCATTATCTTTTCCTCCTATTGATAAAAAAATATTTTTTTAATTATTTACCATCATCGACTAAGAAATTAAATTCTAACTCATTAAGTTCATTACGATAAAAAGCATAATATATATCTTGTTCATTTTTAGAACCTTCATCCATTATTAAAGGAATCTTAATCAACAAAACATCTCTACCAAATTCATCTCGTGTCACAGATGCTATTAATTCATCCGCTGTTAAATATGGTAACAGCTCTTCACAATTACTTACAATCAACCCTTTAACAAGTTCAGGATCTAATTCATGTTGCATATTAGGTTGTATATATTGACCTATATTAACTCCCAATTCTGGCATGCTTGGCATATTACCAGGTTTCATCAGTAATATATTTAATATATAGTTTACCAGGGAGTCAGTTTCATTATAAATTTTACTCTTCTGAAAATTATCTTTACCTAGACCAACATCTCTCGGTAAAGCCATAAATAATCATCTCCTTTTCTCACTATTTATTATATTATTGTAATTTTATTTGAATTTTATATTATACACTACAAAACTACCATAAAAACAATCTCTTAAGGTGAAATAAGAAATAAATAGAAAGGTGGTAGAAATATGTATAAATGTAAGATATGTGGTAAAAAATATACAGAGCTTACTGCTTTATATAATCATATAGAAAGTAAACATAAAGAAATGATTCCTAAAGACATGTCCGTACAACAATATTACTATTACATGAAAACTGGTAAAATGAACGGTAATTGTGTTATGTGTAAACAACCTACAAGTTGGAACAGTAACACGGGTAAATACAATAGATTTTGCGGGAACCCTAAATGTAAAGATGAGTATGTAAAAATAATGAAAAGTCGAATGGTTGCTAAATATGGGAAAACCCATTTATTAAACGACCCCAATAAACAAAGAGAAATGTTAGCTAATAGAAGTATATCAGGAGTGTATAAATGGTCTGATGGAAAACATGAAACTACTTATACAGGAAGCTATGAATTAGATTTCTTAAAAACATTAGACGGGTTTTTTGATTGGGACCCGGAAGATATTTCAATGCCTTCTCCACATACATACACTTACAAATATGAAGGGGAAGATAAATTTTATATACCTGATGTATTTATACATTCATTAGATTTAGAAATAGAAATAAAAGATGGAGGAGATAATCCTAATAATCATTATAAGATACAAGCTATTGATAAACACAAAGAGGCTTTAAAAGATGAAGTTATGTGTTCTCAAAAAGCATTTCATTATATTAAAATAACTAACAAAAACTATGAAAATTTCTTTGATTTTTTAAAAGAAGCTAAGAAGGCTTTTGAGAAATATGAAGATGAAAGTAAGATACCTAGAATATTTAAAATAGAAGATATTAAAGGTGCAGGAGTTGTTAAGGAATCTGTTGAAGTTATTGAAGAAGGATTGATTGATAAATCTATTAGTTTATTTACAGGATTAGGTAAACATAAATCTCATAGAGAACTTGATCATATATTATCAATAAATTACGACCTTGTTAAAAATAATCCGGAAGAACTTAAAAACTTCTTACAAAGATTAGCTAATTCCGTACATTCTATTGACGATGTTGAATACGTAAGACATTTAAATAAGAAATCAAGAGACCATTGTCAATTAATGATAAAACGTATGCCTGAAACTAAAGATCCATATAAAGAATATTATAATTGGATTATAGAAGGTGGAGTCGAAAAGGACCTAAAAGCAAGATGTAAAGATAAAAAAATAAAAGAAAGTTTTGAACCGGTTGAAGAAAATTTATTATTCTCAAAAGATAATATTGAATTTAATATAGAAAAATTCGGTAAAGAGTATAATACTCTGTATATAACTGGTTTAGGTGGATCTGGTAAAAGTACTATAATAAAAGAATATGCTACCAAATATAAAGCTGAAGCCCTTGAATTTGATGCTGTAACTTCAGCATTAATAAAAGGTTTAGAGAATTTAAATAGAGATAAAATTCATCCGATAATATTAGAATATCTAGAAACACAAAATCCAGATAGATTAAATGGATTTGGAGATCCTAAATTTATATCAGAATCAGTTAAGTTCTTAGACTGGTTTGAAGCTAAAGTTGCAAATGATGACAAACTTTATATACTAGAAGGTATGCAAATATTCATATGCTTTGAACCTGAAAGATTCACTGGTAGACCTATGGTGATTATGGGAACTTCAGTTGCTAAATCTATGTATAGAAGTAATCTTAGAGTGCGTAGTGAAGGCGACATTATAAAGACATTTAAATTCTTCTTAAAAACATTACAACGTACAAATATATTTATTAAAAATGACAAGCAAATTAATAATCTTATAAATACTTTAGAAGAATCTTATATAATAGATAGGATGGAAGAATCTTCTATAAGTATACCTCAAATGTCAATGTACCTTCAAAACGAATATGAAGAAGAGATGCGAAATTATTTAAATACTTATAAAAAATATTATAATTTAATGTTAAAAGAACAACCAAGCGCTGTAGAACATATAAATGAAGATATTAAGAAATGTTTAATAGTTATAGATGGATTAGCTGAAAAAGGTGTTGAAAATAATTTAGTTCAATTTGCTAAAGATGATTTAGGTGAGATAGTTAAAGCCTCTAAGAAAGGTAAACCGGTTAAAGTTTATGAAATGGTAGAGGATTTAGTAAATATAGATGATTCCACTAACGATATTAATTCGATAACTGTTCAAGGTGACAATGTTAGTATCTCTAATATAATTGAATGTAAAATAGTTTATAACATAAATAGTAATCAATTATTTACGCTAAGAGATATTGAAAGTAAACTTATAATAGAAGAAAGTTATGTAGTCCAAAGAGATAAAATAGGCACACATTGCTCAGTAACACCATACTATCAAGATATTGAAATGGAAAACGTAATAGAGTTTACATTACTTTTAGATAAAAATATTAACATAGACGATTTATCTAAACTTAATAACGGTGTTAATATAGCTAACTTATATAAGATTAATGATAATAAATATAATTTTATTAAAGAATCTTGTTTAAAATTATTCGGAGTTTATCCTAAAGAAATAAAATTTAAATAGGAGGTGTTTGTATGCAAGAATTTAATACAGAAATACTTGAAACTATGAAAAACCAAGTTGGTAAAATAAAAAGTGTTTATGAAGTGTGTGAATTTTGTAAAAAAGGTAATCAAATAGCTAATGAGGAATATCTTAAAAAATATCCAACACATAAAGATTTACTTTCTATAATAGAACGTGCGGTTACCATATTAGAATCAAATATAATATATGAATATAATGAAAGTATAGTAGAAAATGTTTTAACTGATATAGAGTTTATTATAGGTCAAAATGTTTTAACTGAATCACATATACAACGATTATTATTGTGTCCAATGAGATTACAAGAGTTTCCTATATTCAAAAAAAGAATGGACAATATTAACGATAGATTGAATGAATTATATAATTGTGAATCTAGTAGATTCTATTATAGATACGATGAATTAAAAGCTAATTTACCATTTAATTATCAACAAGTTAATTCTTATTTAAGATATAATAAAGTTGGTCTTGAAGAAGAACTCATCGATAATGATTATAATGGTGATTATGTTATTGAACACGTAGAAGTTCATTTTAATCCAGATTCTATTAATAAAATAAATGAAGCTTATCCTCAATTAGAACATATTAATATCATCGATAAATTTAGACTAGAACAACATGGTTTAAAACCTATAAAAGAAGGTTATAATCAATTTATCCATTATAAGAATGGAAAGCAATATAATATTTATAAATCAAATGGAAAATATTACATGATAACTGAATCACGTAAAGGATTTAAATCGTATAAAATAACAATTAATGACAAACCTGTAAATATAACATTAGAATCATTATATAATGGAAGGAAGTGATTTGATTGAGAAACATTTATGATATATTAAATGAACGACAAGAAGATATGTTGGATATGGAATATGAAGGAATTCAAGAAGGATATGATGAGGTTATATTATTAGATAAAACAATTTGCGTTACACTTGAAGAATTAGTTTATAACAATCCAGAAAAGAAAAAACTTTCAGTTTTAATGGAAGAAGTAGAAGCAAATGAATCGAATAAAACTAATAATATAATAAACAAACTTAAAGAACAAATGCAAAAAGTATTACAATGGTTAACGAATATGTTTAAACATTATGAAAAAGCATTTGCAGAAGGTGCTGATTTTGTTAAAAATAATGATTTAAATCAATGTATGAATAGATTAAAAAGTAAGAATATACAAGATACTGTAAATTATCATCCATTTAAATCTCCTTTTAAACATATGAAAACTATTTGTATGAGAGGTATAAAAATAGATAACTTCGTAACTAAAAGAGCTTATAACGGTGCTAACGATGCTACTGGGGAATGGGCTGATGATAATCTTTCATCAGGAGATAAAACTGAAAACTATCTTGAAGGTTTACTTAAGAAATTTAAATTTGATAAAGATAATTTAAAAGAGATGAGTTTAACAAAGGTTAATGTAATATTAATTATGAATAATCTTTCACAATTACCTGAAGCTAATAAAGAACTTGAAAGAATGAAAAGTAAAGTACAAAGAATGTATAACGGGGCTATAAATGATATTAGACAAAGAGCTAATACTAACAATGATAAAAAGGCTTTAAATACTGGTAACGAATTAAGTTTTGTAAATTCACAATTAAAGAAAATTAATGAACGAATTAGAGCTTATTCAAAAATCATGACAATGGTATTTAAAGAAGACTATAATTTAGCTAAACTTATAGTTTCCAAAGCTTCATAAAATAAAGAAGAGAATATTCTCTTCTTTATTTTTTATTACCGTTAACAACTATATATATTATTTAACGGAGGTAGAAGTAAAAATGAAACGAATGGATTTTAGTTTAAAAGTGTTTATAACTCTATTTGTTTTATGTATATCAGGTATAGTATTTTCTACTATAGCAATAGATAAACAAATAGATTCATATATAGAAGAAATGAAAACGGAAATACAAATAGTGAATAACAGTAATGATGATGTTATCATAAGCCGTGAAGATAATAACATAATAATAACTATAAATCCAATCGAGCAAACTGAAGATGAAAAAGAAGTAATCGAAGAAGAGACGGAAATGTATGGAATGGTTACTAGTATGTCAGGATTAAACATAAGACAAGAGCCTTCAGTAAATTCTAATAAAGTCGGTGTATTAGACTACGGAGTTAAAGTCCGAATATTAGAAGATTGTGGAGATTGGTATAGAACTGATAATGGATATATATCTAAAGAATTCGTTATTAGAATTTAATCAGTTACATAACATTATTATAAATGTAAAAAGGTGATAAAACGATGCTATATTATATAGATGACATAGAATAAATTATCAATAAAGGAGTGTATAATTTTGGCATATGCATCTAATGGATTATCTATAATATTATTTGTCAGTTCTATGGTATCAATACCTATAGTAATATTAGCATTAATATTATATATAAATCTAAAATAGCAAAAGTGTAAAACGTAGTATTTCAATACTATATTATATTAGTGAATAGAAATATTAATATAGTATTTTCTATGATCCAAATAAAAAAATATATAATATTTAGGAGGTAACAAATATGAGTAATATGAATAATAATGTAGAAAGAAATACAATAGTAGGTGTAGGAGAAAATAGTTATATGCATAAGTGTTATATGGGGTCTTTAGCTAAAGTAACAGGATATGATATAATAGAATTCTTACAAGGATACATTAAAGGACTTCAAGGGGAAGTCGGTATGATATACAGTCAAGATCCAGAAACAAAAGAAGTGCAAGGTATGCTTGCAATTCCTTATAAAGCAAATAGTCAAAATAGACAACAAACTAACGTGAATGGAATGATACCTATTCCAGGTATAAACAGTTCTAGAAATGGTAAAATAAACGAATCTGTGCTTAAGAGTATAGATAGAATAAAAATGAATGGATATGGTCCATCATTATTATACAAAGAAGATGCAATATTATTCAGAATAGATTTTGGATTATTAATAGCTGAAATGATGAATGCTTCTAAAGGATACGCAGTTAGTATAGATGACATAAAAATGAATGGTATGAGTGATGTTGTTTGTATAGTATCTGTATTCAAATCTAAGAATGCAAACAATGTTAACAGAATGACAAGAGTATTACAAGGTCAACAAGGAAACTTTAGAAATAGACCTCAAAATCAACAACAGCCACAAAGATATAATGGTAATAGAAGATAGGTGAAAACCTATCTTCTATTTTTTATGATCCAAAAAAATAAATTAGGAGGTAATCTAATATGAATGAAAAACAATTACAAACTATAAAAGAAATTGAAAAAGAAATAGAAGTTGCAAAATCTGAAAATAAAACAAGAATTGAATCAAAGGTAAGAATATTTTGGACAGATAATTTTGAAGTTAAAACTTATTTTGAACATAAGAATATTTATGTGTATCCATGTATAGATTCAACATTAGATGGTCATTATATATTAGATTGGTCAGGCTGTTATAAAGTTGAACCATCAGATGATTATAGTTATGAAAAATAAATAGTATAATAAATTAATAAAAGTAAAAAATATAAAAATAGGGGGATATATATTATGATGAATGAAAATCAATTATTAGAAATGTTAGAAAATTTATTAAGTGACGATACCTTATTTAACGATGTTATGCGTAAACTAACTACATTAGATGAAGAAACTTTAATACGAATAAAAGCATATAGAAGAGAAATAGAAAAGATGTCAATAAAGAACGACAAAAATGTTAAATCTTGTATAAATAAAATAACAAAATTAGCAAAAATATATAATAAGGTTGATGAATTATTACAACAAAAAAATAATAAGTAGCCTAGGCTACTTATTATTTTTTTACGTTCCTCAAGAATAATAATTGTTATATTAAATTAAATTTCATAAAAACCTTATTATAAATTATCAACATAACAACAACTTCTTAAAGCAAAGCATTAAGAAATAAAACGAACCCTCTAAAGGGTGAGTGAAGAAGTTGTTAAAGTAAGAAAATGGAAAGGAAGATACGTTCATTCACATGAACAAAATTTCTACACTTATAGATTATTATTCATATAACAATTAAGTAAATACATAATATTCATCTTCTATTTTAAATATGATATATGGATATCCTTAAAGGATATCCATATATATTTTAATGATTATTATAACAAAAAAATAACTTGAAAAAATAAGGAGGATACTCATGAATGATGAAAAAATTAAATTATTAATGGGATTATTTGGAGCTAACGACTTAGATGAATTAGAAGCTAGATGTCCTTTAAATATTCATAATTGGTTATATAATGAAATGGACAACGATGAGTTTATAAACATGGTTATAATGATAGATGAATTTGATGATGAAAGAATATTTAGAGAATTAAAAGAGAGAGGTGAATTATAATGGCTAAAAAAGAATTTAAAAGTGAAATAGTAGAACATATAGCAGTATTAAAAGAGAGTGAAAGATATCAGAAAGAAGTTCTAAGAATGATATGGAATGATAATCCTATTACAGTAGATATTAGATCAGTAGATAAACAAAATAACTTTGTAGGAAAAGGAATTTCATTATCAGATGAAGAATGTGATAAATTAGTTGATATTTTGTTAGATAGAGGATATGGAAGTATTGACAAAATAAAAGAAGTATTAGTTAAAAATATGAGAAGAACAAATACGGAAATAAAATCTTTTGAAGATTGTGAAGATTCTATAGATTGTGTTTATATAGACGATGAAGGTTACACGGTTATAGATATACCAACGTATGATTAGAAGGAGGTGATATCACATTGGACTCGGAAGATAGTAGGAGGCAGTATATATTTATAAAAATATTAACAATACTATTATTTATAGGTTATAAAATAAATATGAATAATATTTATATAATAAGTTCATCTTTTATAGTAGATATTGTAAAAGATATACTATTTAAAGAAGGATACTATATTGAAAAGTATTGTAAGGGGGTGTATAAAATATATCCTATTTTATATGGAGAGAGGAAATGATTTAATTGCGTAGAAAATCTAGGATATTCAGAAAAGAGGTGTTTAATGTGACTGAACTCCATTTTAATATGTTTAAAATAAAATATTCTAAATTAGAAGAGTTATTAGAAGATTTTACGTTTACAAAAGGTGAAGAAGTTTATATTTATATAAATTTAGAATCTGTATTGAAAAAATTATCTTCTACAATAGCAGATAAACAAAATATAATTAATCCTAAGAAAAGGAATATAGTTTTAACTTCTTGTGTATTTAACTTAATATCACATTATAGATATTATTTTCATAAAAAATCAGTATGTAGTAGAATATTTGTCTATGGTCCTGAAGCTATAGATACTAACTATTTAAATAGGGAGTATAATAAAGATTATAGAATGAAATCTGTAATTATGAATACAGAAGAAACTTCATCTATAGCTAAAACGTATGAAGATAGTGTTAAAATGATAAAAACTATTTTGAATTATATTGAAGGAGTTAACTTTATAACAAGTGGAATAATAGAACCGAGTGTAATCCCTCTAGTAATAAGTAAACATTTTAGAACAGAGATAAACAAGAATTTCCTGATAACTGATGACAGGTATGATTACCAATATATAAAAGAATATTTTATAATTCTTAAACCTAGAATGGATAAATCATTATTAATAGATTCTCTGAATGTCATGGATGTTCTAAAATCAAGAACTAAATGTAATAATATTCCTAATCCTGATATAAACTTCTTACCATTTATAATTTCGATATTAGGAGATAAATATAGAAATATAGATAAGATAAAAGGATTAGGAATATCTAGAATTTATAATAAAATAAACGAAGGTTTAAAATCGAATATAATAACAAACGATATAGAAAATATAAATAGTTTAGCTTGTTTAGTAAGTGAAGAATTTCAGAATGACTTTTTAATCAATTATATGACAACAAGTATATTTGAACAATATAAGAAAATGTCAGATATGGAAGAAAAATATATTTTAAATCAAATTTTAGATAAACATGATGGAGGATATTTAAAAGTAATCAATGAGGAGTATTTTAATGAATATCCTTTAAATATAATAGAAATAAATACAGGAATTAAAAAAAGAAATTTAAAAATTAATTGGAGGTAGTTATTATGAAATCATTTAATAATATATTAGAAGTATTTGTGGAAAAATTTAATATAGAACATTTTGAAGATGATAGTAATGTCGTATGGTATAAAGTAGATGATATTAAAAAGGTGATACCTATTAATATGGACTGGTATAAACATCTGTTTACAGTGAAAACTATAATGGAAGGAAATGATGAATATAAATTTATAACCAAAGCAGCATTGATAATATTATTACAAAACACAGAAACCATATATGGAGAATATCTAAAACTATTAAGTCAACATGACGCTATACAATTAAAGCTTGATATGTTAGAAGCAGAATTAAAGAAAGACCATACATTTAGATAAAGTGTAAAAAGGTTATATTTCAATTATATATTATAATTGTGAATAAATAAAATTATTAGGAGGTAATTATATGAATAATATAACTAATTGGGCTAATTATAAGAAAGGTGAAGCTAGTTGTTATAGTTGGAAACTTGAAAGAGTTCAAGTTAAAATAACAGATGGTCATTTCATTAATAATTTTGTAGATCATGTGATATTTAACAATATTTCATTATTACATGATTTAGATAAAATAATATTATTAGGAAATGGAAATCCTATAGCAATATATCCAAAGAATACAGATAAATTAAATGATGTTGTAACGTATTTAGAATCAATTAAGAATACGGATATAAACGTTGTAGTTTTATCATTAGGAGAAAATTCAGGATTATTTGTAAATGGTGATTTAATTGAAAGTGTGTTAGAAGAATTAAACGCTAAAACTAAAATACAAGTTAGATATGTATTATCTGAATAAATAATAGGAGACTAGTCTCCTATTATTTTTTTGTTAAAATACAATTTAATATAGGAGGTTGATATAATGATAACTCAAGAGATGCGTGATCATAAAAATATTATTAAATACAAAGTTGATAACTTTGATATAATATTTGAAAATGGTGATATTGAAAAATTGAATGGTGATATGGTTACACATTTATATATTGAAAAGGATTATGATGAATTATATTTCCCTATAGTAAATATATCAATAATGATGCAAGATGAATTATATCATAAGATACAACAAGAAAATGATACTGTTAAATTTAGAATAAGAGTTGTAAAAAATATATACGATCAGGATATGAAATTTCTTAAATATGAACTATATTTTAATGAAATATTCCAATGCTTTAAGGATAAAGAAAATATTATAGAAGATAATAAAGTTGTTGAAACTAAAAAGGAAACTGAAGGGGAAGATTCAGTTACAATGGGAAATAATACAAGAGATTTTTATTTATTTACAGATGAAGTGACTAAATGTAAGAAATTTTTCAACTTATCAATACAGTCAGCGTCTATGACAGACTTACTAGTTTATATTTTAGGAGAAACAGGAATATCACAGTTATTAATGAGTAAATTAAATAATAATGAAACATTATCTAATGTAACAATACCGTCAGGTAACGCTATCGATGCTATAAATTATTTAAATAACTTGAAATCATTATATGAAAAAGGCATGTTGTTATTTTTTGATGTAGATACAACTTTTCTTATAGATAAAAACTATAAATGTACAGCTTGGAGAAAAAATGAAATAAGAATAACTCATATTCATATCGCCAATCAACAATCGAATGATAGTCAATTAAATGGATATTTTGAAAATAAAGATAGAAAGCAAACGCATGTGTTTGCTAATACAGATAGGATACAAATAAAGAATACTAATATAACAAGTAACCAAATAGGTGGTAACAAAATTAAAATTATAGATTCTAAAGCAGACTCTTCTCAAAACGTATCTGCTAGTACAACATCTGTAGGGAATACGAATGAACAACTACTAACTATTAAATCTGGTAATAAGTATGCTGCATCAGATTTAAAAACTAGATTAGAAGAAAATGAATGTGTTTGTGGTGTAACGCTAATAGGTGTAGATACTGAAGTAGTTTCACCAAATAAAGAGATATTATTAACATACGAAGATAGTAAACTTAATAAGCAGTATGGTGGAAATTATAGGGTGGTTAAGACGACTACGACGTTAACTAAAGATGCAGGGGAATTAGTCGGCGAAGTATTGGTTATAATTAAAAAACAAAAATAGATATAGGATAATATTATCCTATATCTATTCTTCTATTAATCCTTTTAATATATTTATATAATCGAAATATCTTTCTTCTGCAACTGTTAATAAAACAGCTATTCCCATTTGTCTATCTTCCATTCCTCTTTCTTCTTTAGGTTCTTCTGTGTTCTCTGCAGGTTCTTTTTCAACAGGTTCATCATCTAAATTATCATCTTCTGTAACATCTTTATTATCAATCGGTTTTTCTTCTTTATTGTTATTTTGTTTTTTATCGTTTGATGCATTAGCTAAATTTTTAGAAGCACTTTTAATATCATTAAGACTACTTTTATTCGAAGTTTCATTACTTTTAGGTTCCTCTTGTTTTTTATTTTGAGTTGTATTAGCTAATTCTTTAGAAGCGTTATTAATATCTTTAAGAGATTCATCTGCTTCTAATAATAATTTTAGTCTATTTATAGGATACAAAGATTCTTTTACAGAAGCGTCACTTATAGAAACGATTATAGTGTTCATTTTTTCTTCTAAGAATTGTCTGCCCGCTAAGAAACTTTCACAATACGCTACCATATTTTCTATAGCCATTCTAGCTTCTTCACCTTTTACTTTTCTTAATCCTATTTCTCTTCTAGAAGTTCCTGTTCTAAAATAATTATCTAATCCATTCTTTAAGTTTTCATTCTTATCTTCAAATCTTCGTAATTTATCTCCGATATTTTCACTACCGTTAGTATTTACAAATGCTTTATCGAAAATGTTGTGTCTATTAAGTAATTGCTCAAATGATACTTTGTAATCACTCAGTACTTCTAGTTCTATCTCTTCAAAGTTTAATCCTAGTATTTTTTTCTTATTTGTAGCAAGCCATTTCTTATCACGTTGGATTATTTTTTCATGTTTATTAAAAAAATTTACTTTTATATTAGAAATGGATATTCCTTCAGTCAACATATCTTCTAATTCATATAAACGTTCAATACAGTTAGAACTTGATATATCGTGAAATGCTTCTAAAACTGTTAGATTAAATTCAACATCTTTTGATTGTAGTAAAATCGATTTTAAATCTGTAAGCATTTCATATATAATATTTTCATATGATTCTTCGGTTATCATTTTTTTATATTTTCTTAGTTGATGCAATAAATTAGAGTTCATATTAATCCTCCTTAACGATATATATTATGAAATTGTTGAAGGGTAAAATAAATAGATATAGGATAAAAATCCTATATCTATTTAAATATTTTACCATTCTATATTATCATAATCTTCTTCATCTATTATTTCCCAAGATTCATTTTTAGGTTTAGGACCCTGTCTTTCAGTTTCAGCTCCGTATGCTTTATTAGCATCATATTCTCTTTCAGCATCAGTTCTGTCATCTCCACCTAATTTTCCTCTAGCCATTGCAGCTGAATCTTTTCTACTGAATCCAGCTTTTCTTGCTTGACCGTATTCTTTTTGACGTCTTGAATCTTCGTCAGTTGCTGGAGCATCGTTTACTTTACCAGCTTCATAGTTTCCACCTAAAGCTTTTTTGATTATTGCAGTACATGCTTTAGATATATTTTTAACACAAGATATTTCTTCAGATAACATTTTATTTAAAACTTGTATAGCGAATTGGAAGTTAGCAGCATCTTCTGCAGCTTTAGTTGCAGCGTCTCCTTCTTTTCCTTCTCCACCTTTTTTAATTTCAGCTAATATTTCTTTGAATTTTCCATCTGTTTCTTTTTGGTTCTTTTTAAGAGCATCCATATATGTTTTTTTGTTTCCAGCCCAGTCCATTATTTCGCTAGGTTGTAATTTTTTTATTTCATATTCTTTAGCTTCTTTATCAGCATAATATAAGTTTTCAACCATATCACCAACACCTTTGATATCGTGAACACCTATAGAATCTAATACAGTTTGTTTTGATTGACCTACAGCTTGTAATTTAGAAACTTTACCAGCTACTGCAGCAGTAGAACCAGCATATCCTCTTGGATGTCTCATTTTTATTTTAGCTTTAGATTGTCTCATAGCATCTGGTATTTCTTTTCTATATTTTACAACTAAGTTTTCCCCAGATTGGAAATGATTAGCTATTGCTCTGAAAGCAGAAGCAAACCATTGTTTTATTCTTTCCCATAATTTTTTAATTTTTTGTCCTAAACCTTCTTTTTTCTCTTCTTTAGCAGCTTCCATAACATGAACTATTTTTTCTTCATCGAAATCATCATACATCATGTTTTCTATTACTAAATCTTCTAAATACCAAGCAGCTCTTAGTTCTATCATTTCATTAGTAGACTCTAAAGTTATATCTTCTAATGCTTCTATAGCAGCATCTAAGTCTTCGAATTCTATAGAATTATCTATATTGAATTCATATCCTTCAACTAACATATCTACTCCGTATTTTCTTTCATTAAATAAATCGTATATGTTCTTAGCCATTTTTAAGTTTCCTCCTTAAATTATAATTATATTATTATTAAATTATTGTTCTGTTTTTAAATTTATTAAATGAACATAAAATCGTTACCATCGTTAGTGACATTGGCAATATTCCATTGCTTATTGTCTTGTTTAATGCTATTAGCTGATGATTTACTAGCTAATTGGTCTGATATTCTTATTTTATCAGCCATTCTCTCTAATTTATTCATATACCCTTTTTGTTTGTCTAATATTTTGTTTCTTTTTTGAGCATCCATATTAGCTGAATTTAAACTGAACGCATTCATTTCTAATAATTCTTTTTGATAAGCTAATTTTTCAGCAAGAGACATTTTAGCATCATAGAAATAAAATATTAATAATCTTAATGTAGGAACTATAGCAGCACCTATAGCTATTGCTCCAACAACTTTAACACCTGCAGCTGCAGCAGTAGCAGCTCCTAAGAAGTTTTCTTGTTTTTTACTAAATAGACCATCTGCAAATTTGTTAAATGAACCATCCTTAACAGATTGATTAAATTTGTCTAAACTTTCTATACAAACATTACCAGAAATACCTTTTCCTTTTTTAACTTGGAATTCTATATTGTTTACAGTTTTAGTAAACTCTACATATGAAGCTAATAATAATATAGTGGCATCAACACAAGCTAAAACTAAAGCTTGATAATACATTTTTATAAAGTCGATATCCATTTGATATCCTTTTTCAAATATTCTCTTTTGTATTCTGATATTATCTATAGCATTTTCAACTATATCTAATTCAACCATTTTAAATCCAAATTTTTTAGTTAATGCTTTAAGCATTTCTATAGTAGCTACCATATTATCGTATCCACTAAATTTTTGTATATCCCCTCTACTATTAGGTATATCACCAAAATCTATATCTTTTCTTTTTAATGCAGATTGATATAAATTACCAACCATTCTGTCATTAACTAAAGCTTGTTGCTCTTCAGTAAGAGCATATATTTTTGATTTTTCAGTATACGATGTAGCATTTTCTATAAGTATATCCATACAATAATTTCTTTTAAACACAGTTATCACCACCTTCTATAATCTTCCACTATTTATCATTTTATATATATCTTTAAAATCGTTTTTATTATTATTTTCTCTTTCTAATCCTTTGAATGATAATGCTTGATAATCATGTTCACCATCAAATATGAAATAGCATAATTCTTGTGATTCATCAACTACAACGAAACCTAATAAGAAATATCTATCCATTAATTTAACTATGTTTCTAGTATCCATTAAATCGACATTATAAACATCTTTTATTTCCATAATTTCTTCCATAGAACATACTATAGTTGCGTTTGGCATTATTTTATTTGCACTATATATATTTTTAATTCTAGCTAATGTTCTATTACGTTTTAATGTTGTCCACCAGTGAGAACCTTTACTATGTTTTCTAATAACATCTTCTTTTATTTCTCCTATATTAAATACTAGATCTTTTAGGAAAGAAATTTCTCCAGAAGTCCATCTTAAGAAATTAAAGAATTTATTACCGGCTTTGTAGCCGTCTAATAGATTGCTTACCATCTCATCAGAATTAACTGGATGTAATAACCCTTTAACACCTATAACAAAATTTATGTTACCACCAAAATTGTCTTTTTTCATTTGTTGAACAGTTACTGTTAATGAAGTAGGTACCAATTCATTACATTTCTTAACATCAGTATCAGATAATCTAACAACAGTTCTCGATCTATTTAACGCATTATCTTTTTCTATCTCTGCCTTAAATGCAGCTCTTTTAATTTCTTCTTCATTTTTATCTTGTTCTGCTTTGAAGACTGTTTCAGGATCTTTATCGTTAGCTTTTTTAGATTGAGTACCTTTAGGTTCTTGAGTTCTATCGTTAGCTTTAGCTCCTTTATTAGGATCAGTTGATTGTTTTTTATCATTCATTCCAGAAGAATTGTTAGCTTTTCTAGACTCTGTACCTTTAGGTTCTTGAGTTCTATCATTAGCTTTAGCTCCTTTATTAGGATCAGCTGATTGTTTTTTGTTATCAGTAGAATTATGCGGAGCTTCATTGTTTACATGTGCACCAGACACATCAGGTTCAGGATTCTTACCATTTTTTAAGTCATTATATGCTTGAGCGAATCCATCCATTCCTTTATACGTTTTATGCCCATTGTCTTTTTTAGGTCTATGTTTAGCCTCTGTTAACATGAAATAATCTAACGATGCGTTTGCTCTTTCAAGAGTTATTTGCTCAGGTTTGAATAAATCGTTTAATTTAGTTTGATTTAATTGTTCTTCTATGTTATACATTTGCTCTTTATTTGAACGTAAAACTTGACCGTTACAACCTTCATTTATAGATGTTATCATTCTTAAACCTAACGCTTCATCACTATAAACATTTATACAACTTTCTATAACATCTATAGGTGTAGGATTGTTTTGATGTAATTTTTGAATGAAACTAGTTATATCATCATGATCCCAGTTTATTACAGGATTTAATGATATTACTAATTGAACAAATACGGCATATTGACGTTCTAATGCTTTTGCAACATTACTTGCAGTATCTATATTTATAGATCTTGAAGTTATTACAGGAAATTGTAACGTTGCAGCAGAGCTTCTTTTAGATAATGATGTTCCTCTAACATCATTAGCTTTTACTCCCATTTCCTTTATAATACCTTTAGCATCACGCAGCATGTCGCCTAATTCTTTTAAACTACCCATTTATAACAACTCCTTTTTTGTATATTTACATTTTTACAATTTACATAATTGTTTTACCCATAGATAGTTAGCGGGAAAACAACTAAGTAAGACTTATTGAAAATACTAAGAAAGGATGATGCTTATGAGATGGCATGTTTCAGTTACAAATGTAAGCACTAGATTAAGGGTTCGAACAGGACCAGGTCTTTCATATAGAATAGTTAACTGGAAATATCAAGGCAATACAGGAATTGTTGTAGATTCTAAAACTTCAGGTGGGCTAACATGGTATAAATGGGAAGATACGGGTTATTGGTCATGTGCTATTGAAAAAGGAACAAGATATCTTACTATGATCTACGATTTAGAAATTAAAGAGCCAGAACCAGAACCTCAACCAGCACCGACACCAAAAGAACCAGAACCTACTCCGATAGATTGGGGTACTAAACCTGAGATTAATACTGGGAAAGATGATGAAAATAATTTGGGTGGAACAGGTTATGTGTCAACTTGGTATCAACCAAGTTATAAAGGTTCTGCTACATTTAAAGAAATTGATTATAAGACGTATTCTGATAAACATATATTAACAGAAATTTCTAAAATTAAATATAATATGGATATCGGTTATAAAAATAAAAATGATGTGTATAGTGATTTTGATAGTGATAATAATAGTAAAGGATATTTTTCTGATTTACAAAAGAAACTATATAACTCATTCAATAGAAATAAAACTGCTTTTCCGGATAAGCAATTAACTAAAAGTTTTGCTTATGTATTTTTTACTAGACCGGATTTAAATATCCTTGCTCGACCTACTAATTCAAAAGAATTGGGATTAACATATCAAACAGCTATTGACAAGAAATATCAATACTTATGGGAAAACAATCCCTGGTGTTTAAAATCATTAGTTACTGCTGGTAATCCAAACCATAAGTTTATGGTATTTTTATCTAATGAAGCTGCATCATTTGAGGTCGGGGATGTTGTATTAAAAAATTACGAACACGGTGAAACGTTCAACGGGCATAAAATAATATACGGTAGATCTGATATAGAATCTAATGTTGCAGGGGAAATGTCTATACGTTATGTGGATACTGTTAATTTAGACGTATTTAAATTACATTTAGCTTGGGTAGATTATATAAGTAAAGTTTCAAGGGGTGTATTTGCACCTAAACGATCTTATGTTAAATCTAAAATATTAGACTATCCTTGCTCATGTTATTATTTCTTATGCGGACCTGATGGAAGTACTATATTATATTGGCAAAAACTTACAGGTGTTTTTCCTGTTAATACTGGAGAAAATGCATTCTCTTGGGATACTGGAACATTATTAGCAAAACCTGAAATAAATATAAAATATATGTATTCATTTAAAACACCAATGGATCCAATTTCATTGGTAGAGTTTAATAATTTATCATCAAGTGCTAAAAAGCAGAAAATTGGCTATGAAAAAGAAAACTTACATACAGGATCAACACTTTCTCATTGTCCAAGAATATGGGAAACCACAGACACTGTTGGTAATAAAATTTTTAGATTAATATGGGTTGAAAATTAATTAAGGAGGGTGATAAAGAATGTCAGATGATGTTAAAAAATATACCTCGTTATACGACATTAAAGATTTTGCATTAAATACTATAGGTCCTAAGTATTTCCCAGAAGATGTTATAGAAGGATACAATGTCGGTTTATTGGGATATAGTTTAGATTTTATGTCAACTACTACTGAGGATGTTTTCAACACAGTTCCTATAGTAGCAAATGAAATGTTTCCAAATTTAGCACAAATGCCAAATTCTATTTATAATTATGCATCGTTATTCCAAGAAGATAATTTACTATCTACACCCGCAGTTATGGAATGTATTTTATTATTACCTATAGATTCATTATTAGCACATTCAACATATGGTTCTGATGGTACATATATGCAATTTATATTAGATCAACGTACTAGAGTTGAAGTAGAAGGACATAGATTTATATTAGATTATGATATATTAATTACTATGAGACCTTATAGGAAAGATTATATTATAACATGTAGTTATTTAAAAGAATTTAATAATAGTATAAGCAATATAGTGAATCCGTATATAAAATATCAAAAGTATAATTACAATGGTACTAAATATATAGCAATGTTAGTAAAAATGAGACAATGTGATAAAAATGAATATACTACTAGAATAATTGATAATGATAGAATAAACATCACGACTATACAAGTGCCTTTTACAGATCAATTAGCGGGATTTGAAGTATTTTATAGGGATTCATCAACTAAAAAATTTATACAGTTACAAAAGAAAATAGTAAATTCAAAAGCAATAAAGGAACCGTTCTGTTATTATAAATTAAAAACAGATAATCTTTTAGAACTTACTTTTACTACCAGAGAAAATTATTTTAAACCATTATTTAATTCGGAATTAAAAGTTGAATATTACACTACAACTGGTACTACAGGTAATTTTGATTTGTATACGGGACATGATGTTGAAGTATATAGAAATTACGATAAATACGAAAATAATTCTAAAGTTCCAGTAGTAGCTATTGTTGAATCGGCATCCACTACAGGTACAAATAGACCGGATCTATTAGAACTTAGAGATAGAGTTGCTGATTGTTTTGCTACAGTAGATTCATATACAACAGAATCTGATCTTCAAAGACATTTTAATTCATTTGATATTCTAAATGATGTTAGAGTCAATTTTATTAAGAAGAGAGATGATATTTTTGATAGATTGTATACTGCCTTTTCCATTAGTAAAGATAGTTATGGTTCATATTATAAAACTAATACACTTCAATTAAAAATATATAATTCTCAATTTGACCATCAATTCGAGCAATCTGATAGAAAATTGTTGAAACCTAGTAACGTATTTATATACGAAGGTTCATCTACTAATAAAATGATTAAAGTCGAAAAAGATAATATTTTCGATTTATCTTTTAATAATAAATTTATATATCAAAATCCATTTTTAATGACAGTATCTAATAATGGTACTGTGGGTTATTATTTAAATAATATTAATGATAAAATACAATTAGATTATGAGTATGTAAATGATAGTTCTATGGTTCAATTTATATGTAATAATATATATGTATATAGATCATCATTAAATGGTGAGAATACGTATAAATTTAAAGTTTATCTTACTGCGACTGACACTGATATAGAAAGTCCTATGATAGATGAAGAAGGTAATGACACTGGAAGGGTACATGTTGTATTATCGTTCTTATTTAAAAATGGTAAAGAAGCGGGATATATTGAATGTAAAAAAACTTCATTTGATAATGAAGGCTTAAAATATGTATTTGAAGGTGAAGTGACTACCGATGATTTTATTTCTGATACAGAAACTATAAGACTTTACGGGTTGAAAGATATTAACAATGGATCCGATCGTGTTGTAATGGTACCTATGACTAATCTTAAAATGAATGTGTATGCATTCTTTGAATATGAAAATAACAATACTATGAATAACTATAGTCATTTACCAGGGTTTCATACTCCAGTATATAATGATGAAGGGAAGTTAATATCAAAAGTCCCTAATTGTACATTAACTAATAAATATACCACAGAAGAAACACGAGTTGAACTAATAACTCCTTTAAATATGTTAAAATCACATATGACTTGGGAGAAAGATGAATACAATTCAACGTATATTTTAATAAAAGATGTACCTGTTATAAAATGGAAGGAGAGAATAACACAAGAAGATATAAATGAGTTTGATAGATTTATGCAGATTTTATCATCACAATATGACTATATGGATGAAATTATGAGTAAGAAAACTAATAATTATTCAATAGATATGAAGTTTTATAATACTTACGGAAGATCAAATAACTTTGTTATAGGTGATCAACAAGAAGCGCTTAATCATGTAAATTGTACATTAGAATTAAAAGTATATCCGTATGTTAAATCTGAAGGAGCTCAATTAGTACAGGATATGAAAATATTTATTAAAGAATATTTTGAATCTGTAAATAAAGAAATGAACGAAGGAATATTTATATCAAATCTAATACAAGAATTAGAAAACACTTTCTCCGGAATAAGATATCTTAAATTCGTATCTATGAATGGGTATGATAATGATTACCAGAGTATAGAAAATACTGCAGTAGATGTTACTACTTTGAAAAAAGAAGACCGAATTACATTTGTTCCAGAATATTTGAATATAGAACTTGAAGATATTATAATAGATTTACTTAACTAAAATATTGATAGAAAACAATATTTTAATGGTGAATAAAAATTATTAATAGGAAGGAGACTTGAATATGTCTTATTTTGACAATGCGAATAACAAGGTAACTCGAAAAAGTTTTGGGTCTAAAGTTGACAAGGAATTCAAAAGAGAAGGGGTTATTCCTGTTAGAGATAGAAGTAAAGATAAACAAGATAAAATAGCTGAATCAGCAGCTAAGTATCAAGAATTAAATAAGAAAGTTAATGAACGTAGAATAAATGATTTAAAAGAACAAAAAGCTTTTGATACTAAAATCCAAGAAGGATATAAAAATTTAAAAGATGAACTTATGAAAGATTTTATATCTGAAATTTGTGTTGAATCTCTATTAGTTGACGAAGAAGTTGTTAACGAAAATCTTAAAAATATTCTTGAAATGGTTGAAAGACAAGTTGATAATATAGGAGGTTTTGAAGGGGTTAAGAAAATAGCTGAGAGTACTAGAAACATAGTCCTTTTAAATATGGTTAGTGTTTGTGAAGCTACAGCTAAAAAAGTAGGAGAAAGAAATATAAAAGAAGGTAAAAATAATAGTAAAAATATATCATTTGGATTAGAAAAAATAGAATTGGAAGAATACGATTATAGAAAAAAAGAAATGGGTTCTGAAACTATAATTAATAATATAAAAGATAAAGTTTTCCAAGTTGTTCAAGATGAACAAAAATTAAGTTCTGATAAACAAATGGTAATGAATGATATACAATCTAAAGTTAGTGAACTAGAAGCTCCTATAGAAGAAGCTATGAAATTTATATTTGAAAAACCAGGTATAGAAGAAGATACATTATTTAATTCTATGATGAGAAGACATTATAAACAACTTTTAGAATCTAATTCTTCTGCTATTTTTGAATCTTTTGATTATAAAGATGAGCAAGAACCTTTATTTGAAAATGAAGAATTTGATATGTCTGATTTAGATATGAATGATTTACCAGATGAAGATAAAGAAGAAATAGAAGATATGTTCTTAAAAGAATGTGCTACATTGTATGATGTTGAAGATTATGAATATGAAGAAGCATTGGAAGCTTTATACCAAAAACTATATGAAAGCTCTCAAGATATATTATCACAAAAACAAGCTGAACATTTTAAATCTATAATTAGACTTGTTCAAGAAGAACTTGAAATAGTTGAAGAAAAATATATTCATAACATTCAAAAACATGCTAGAAAAATATCAGATAAAAAATTAGATAAGTCTATAGCTCAATGGGAAAAAGAAATAGAAGAAACTAGAGCTAAAATAAAGAAAACAGATGATCCTGATTATTTAGATGATTATAGAGAGGATTTAAAAACTTTAGAAGCAGAATTAAAAGCTCTAAAATCAGAAAAATCTCATAGAGGAAAACAATTAAAAATAGCTAGAGAAGCTAATCCTTACATGAAACCTACAACAGAATCTGTTAAAGCGAGATTAGAATCTTATGTTTCTGAAACTGAGGAAGATCCTGCAGTTGCTGAAAAACAAATGGAAAAAGAAATGAAAGCTTCTGGAAAAGCGGCTACTGAAGAAGTTATATTATGTCCTAAATGTGGTAAAGAAGAATGTAATTGTAAAGTTGCTAAGGAATCTATTGACGAACTTATTGATAAATTAGAAGATATTTGTGAGTCTATGAATAAAATAATAGAATCACATGAATTAGCTAGAACTAATGTAACTGAATCATTAACTAGAGAAATAGATGACGAATTTACAATAGTTCCTTATTTACAAACTAAAGATGTTAATTTAAATAATTTAGAGTTTATATATAAAACTAAAATAGTTTGCGAAACTTTAAAAAATAATTTAAAATACGTTGATTATTTAGAAGAAGCTCAAACATTAAATAAAGCTATAGAGTTAAATATAAATTCTATAAATGAAACATTAGAAGTTATAAAAGAAAATAGTAATATGAATTATAAATCTAAAATATTACTTAAAGGAAAAGGGTATTTAGAAAGAGTTAAGAACATACTAAATTCTAAAGAATATAAATCTAATAATATGATTATAGAATCTTCAGCAGTATTTAAATCTCCAGAGGATGTTGCAAATATATTCGAACAAGTTAGAGAATATTATGTTATAGAATCGACTGATAAAGAATTAATGGAATTAGTTATGGCTGAAGCTATAGTTGATTATACTATATTAGAAACATTTAATACATTAAACTTAATTAATTTTACAAAAGATTCTGTAAGACAAATGAGTAGAAAAAATATAAGTAAATAATTTTAACTTATTGGAGGTAAATAATATGATACAAATTCAAGAAATTATACAAGATGTCGATCATTATATAATAACATTCTCAGATGGAGCTGAATTATATGGTATGTTAATAATGATGGAAGAAGAAATGCCTAACTATGTTGAATTTATGGAATTTGATGGAGAGGACATAGTACTAATAACTGAAGACGAACAACCTGAAGAATTTGATAGATTGATAAATACATACTATGAGAAAGTGATAGATCTTATAGTTGAATAAAGAGACAAATAAAGATATAACCTTAAAAGGTTATATCTTTATTTATTTTATCTATGTTATCAAGATACTGTTTTCTCTTGGTTATATTTTTCATATTGTATTTTGAATCATACCTATCAGCATATTCTATTGTCAATTCTATTCTAGGTTTACTAGAATAGAATTTCCTTACAGTTCCTTCTATTATTAAACTATCATCCATTATAATTGTATTTTGAATCATATCTGAATATGTTTTTCCTAAGTTATCCCAATCTGGCTTTGTTAAGTTATTTACTAGTTTCATTTCAGCTCTTAATTTTTCAGATTTATTCATCGATTTAGGTGTTGGGAAATAACAATCACAATGTAATTTACAAGCTGTAGTTATTAATTCAAAATCTTCTAATTGTTCTTTAACAAACTTCTCCATAAGCTTTCTGTTATTCATAGCATCTGAAACATAAAAATGTTTCCCAAATCCAGCTAATCTTGCTCTAGGAGTAGCTTTAGGTATAAAATAGAAAATAAAAGAAATCGACTTCCATTTTGTATTTAAGTTATTTTCTATATCTTTTCTAACTCCTTCTAATTGCCTATCAGATATATCATCCAAATATTCATATATTCTTTCTATACAGTCTAATGGTATATCTCCGTATACATCTTTATATTCTTTCAATTCTTTTTTATTAGGCATATAAATTACCTCCTTATTATTTTAATTTTTGAATATTTTATTTAAGTATCCTCTAACACTTTCAGCCATTCTATAATATGTGTTGTTAGGTATATCTTTAAATTTACTAGTTAATAATGCGGCAGCTATTCTGAAGTTAAAATAAATATTCGGAATTGTCATGTCTATACCACATATAACACCTAAATAATCCATCAATCCTTGATTTGCAAAGAAATATGAAGGTTTAGTTGATGGTGACATCATAAGATTCCCGTATAATTCTTTTATATTTAAAGTAATCTTCATTTCAGTTGGTAAACCATCGACAGTCCAAGATTGTTCAGATCCTTTATCTATAGTTATAGATTCAACCATACCTAAGTCTATTGAGAACCAACCTTGTGCATACCCTCTTATTAAGAAAGGAGAGTTGAAACTATTTTCTGATGATTGTCTTGGTAATGCAAGTGCTAAAGCATGTAACATTGGGACTATTAAATTTAAATAAATAGATTCCTTATCTCCATATGGACTTGCTAAATTTATTTGAACTGAGAATGATTTACTGTAATCACTATCAGTCCATATTTCAGGATAAATTAAATTTGAACCGTGTAATACTTCTTCACCTAGTCCTAACATATCTTTAAATATACCTAATGTCATTGTGTTTGCTAAGTCAGTTACAAGTCCTTCAGCTGTATCTACGAATCCCTGTATTGAACTATTACCTATTGTTTTTACTAGCATATCGGCTTCTTTTACTATACCTTCAAGAGTATCGAACGCACCTTCTAATTGTGAAGGTTGTGTTGTATTTGATATAGTCTCGTTTACAGATGTGTTTGGATCTATATAGAAATTAACATAGCATCTTTGTCCAGCAGTAAGGTCATCTTGAACCGTATCGAAAAAATTAGCTAAATCGGATAATAACGATTTATCTTCGTTTGGAGTCTTTTTAACAGCATCGTTATCAGTAACATATTTCTTCCAGTCATATGTTTTATAACTACCACCATCAGGCGCCTTATAAGCAACACCGTCTCGATCAGTTCCATCTAAACCAAAATATACAGCAGCTACCCTACACATTAAATTTACATAATTCATATATGCTGTATAATCACTAGTAAAATCATAATATCTAGTACCAGCTTTTTCGTCAATTAATTCTTTTAAGGCTGCTTTTGAATTAGAATTATCTATATCTCCTTCTAGACTACCAAATAGCTTTTTATTATCTTTACTATAACTAGGTAAAAATAACATTTTACCAGGCATTAAAGTTACAATAGGTTTTTCCATGTATATATTATTAAAGAATCCAAATCCAAAATAATTATTTTCATCAAATCTAAAATCAGCAGTACTTAAAAATTGATGAGGTAAACCGAATACATTAGTATTTAATTTATCAATAGCACTATTATCGTTAAGATTGCTTGTTAAACTTGATACATATTGTTGTGAATCTTTTATTCCATATATATTCTGTTTCTCTTCTTCTGCCGCAGCACCACCATTACCATCACCAGTTCCAGTTCTAGCATTATTATTCAATATCGAATAAATTCTGTTTTGTAAATTTTTATTCATATTTACCTCCTTTCTAGAGGAGAAATTAATCTCCTCCAGTTAGATTATTTTTTATATCCTGCTATTTGTCTAGCAGTTTTATAACCAGTTGAATCATTTATAGTTTGTAATTTACTGGTAGTTTTATAGTGCTTGTTATTTTTATACATGTCTGCAGTAGTAGTGTGTTCTTTAATAGGTTCATTAGCAGAAACTATTTCTATATTACTTATATTACTAGCTGTTGCTGCAGTGTTATTATTTATAGCTTGTAATTCTTGAACTATAAGTTTTAATACTTCTGCATATGCCGCAGGATCTGAAGTATTTATATTATTAAATGCAACATTTACTTTTCTGTTAATATCTTCAAGATTTCTTTGTGCATTAACATCTGCAGTATTAACTCCTGTTTTAACAGCACCACTATAAACTGCTTTTCCATCACCTTTACCAGCATCTCCTTTTGGAGAAACTAAATAAGTATTTCCATCACCTTCACCATTACCAGCACTGCTATTACCTGGATTATATTTATTTAAATCATATTTATTATATATACTCATTAATGTTTTGCCATACGTACCTGCTTCAGCGTAGCCTGATACACCAAGTTTTTCAATTTGATCAGTAGGTGTTTTAGCTGCTAAAGTTGCTTTATAAGGACTCATTGTATTTAAGAACCAACCATGGTCAAGAACTGAGTCTCCAAATGATTTATATCTGTTGTATGGTCTAGCCCCACCTTGTTCACCACCAGGACAATTTTTTCCTTTTTCTACCGTAATAAGTGGATTATGTTTTCCAGTCCATTTAATACCGAATAAGTTTTTATCAGATTGTGCAACAGGTGATTTACCCCATGCAGATTCACAAGCAGCTTGTGCAAGAATTGTTGAAGGGAAAACGTTTTTATATTGGTTGTATGTATTCATAGCTGCTCCTGATAAAGCTTTGAAGAATCCATCTGTACCTGAATACATTAATGTTTCATCTATTTGTACACTTCCAGTACTTCCATTATTTGGTGTACCTGGTGCTGTAGTTTCAGTTCCACTACTTGGATTCATTATTTCATTAAATACATCTTTTCCATTATAAATAGAAGCTAGTAGTCCAGTTCCTATATTTTGTAATTTACCAAATACTCCTAATGGGTCTACTGCTGGAGTTGCTGTTGGTGTAGTTCCTCCAGATGTATCGCCAGGTGTTCCACTTCCAGGAGTTGCAGTGTAATCACCACTAGCCCAATCAGAAGGTAAACTTGCTCCAGCTGGTTTGTCAAATGCCCAGTATCCTCTTAAACCTATACCTACATCCATTATACCTTTATCAGTGTATGCTTTAGTTTTTTCAGGTCCTCTAGGGTCATTTATTATAACATTTCCATTACCATCTACTCCAACTGCAAGAACTATATGTCCTCCACCTGTGAACGGTGAACTGCTATCTGATGAGTTTCCTTTTCCTGAAAGAACAACAGGATATCCTGATTTAATTGTACTCTTAATGTTACTTAATGCTGAGGTTCCTAATCCGTTAACATTCGTTTCGGATTTGACTATCGATAAACCTATTTTTTTAGCTAAATCGCCTGGCATTGTCCATGCCATACCCTCATTCCAATATCCATTAGATCGTGCCCATTTACCTACTGTAACTGGTGTTACTTGTTTACCAAACATAGTTGTTAACATCATTGCATGTGATGCCATACCACAACCCGCAGGTCCTATTTTTTTACCACTTATGTCTTCTTGCCATTTTGGGTCTCCTTGTTTATAATAAGCCCAACCATTCATTGTAGTTGGTATACCACTACCAGAATATGCTTCAGCATTAGTTGCCATAGTAAATCCTCCACCAGCATCCTCTGTAAAGTCACCAGCACCAGCTGAAGAGAATTTATTATAATAATTATCTGCATAACTATAACGTTTTTCCCACATAGGTGTTCCAGCTCTTTCGAATGCTTTCTCGAAAGCTTCAACTGCCCATTTAGTACTAGACGCATTTTTAAGTCCGCTTAAACCGCCATAATTTTTCTTTAAGATACTTGCAGTAGTAGAATCTTTTCCACCTAATTCTAAGTCTATCCATTCTAATTGAGATTGTAAATCTTTCCAATCTTTTCCTTTACTTTTAGCATGAGATTCTAATCCTTTAAATCTGTCTGATCCTACAGTCCATTGTGCAATACCACGACCTTTACCACCACCAGATTGATATCTGCTAGGATCCAAGCCTGATTCTTGTTGTAAGTTACCCATTATACCAGCTGTAGCGTATTTATTATATCCTTTACCAGTAAAGAATTTCCATACAGCTGTAGCAGTATCGCTTATTCCTCCTATATCAGGTGTAGTTCCGTCTGAAGGTGTTGTACCGTCTGTTGGAGTTGTAGTTCCAGCATTCGGATTCATTATTTCATTGAATACATCTTTTCCATTATAAATAGAAGCTAGTAGTCCAGTTCCTATATTTTGTAATTTACCAAATACTCCTAACGTATCTACTGCTGGAGTTGCTGGTGTACTTCCTCCAGTTGTATCGCTAGGTGTTCCACCTCCAGTAAGAGGTTGACCACTACTAGTAGCAGTAACTGTTCCTAATAATGAGTTTCCTCCTGTAATTGTAGCATCTACCATTGCACTTGGATTTGCAATTGCACGTTTATATCCTCTATGAGCGTTATTGTATTTAGATTCTGCTTTAGACTCTTTTATACCTGATTTTCTACCAGACATATGAATATAATTACCATCACCACTATATAAACCAACGTGACCTTTTTGACAAACGATATCACCTATTTGAGGAGTGCTTACTTTAGTACCTGTACTATCCCACATTGTTTGTGAAGTTCCAGATACTTTTGTATCTCCAGCCACAGACAATACGTGTCCAACGAATGAAGAACAGTCTGCGTAGTTTTTATTTTTGTTAATATAATCTCTTTTTGGTTGAGAGTATTTAAATTTAGATGTATTAGCTAAGAATGCTCTTGCATAAGCTAAAACTCTATCCGCTACAGTTACTTGACCAGTACCTCCAGCGTTATCGTTTAGACTTCTAAATTCAGCAGGATCTCCATAAATACCTAATCCCTCTTTATTAATTTTATTATCTAAATTTAATTCAGATATACTACCATTACTTAATTTACTAACATCAGTACTATAACTTGGTGTTAATATCATACCTTTATTTAATCCATTTAATACTGAAGCTATTGGATAATATCTACTATATGCTTCACCTCTAGGGTCTTGTATATAAACATTATTACCACTCATATGACTTGCAGTTACAATGTGACCCGCAGATGTATATGGTGTACCAGTAGCATCAGTTCTTCCTGATAATACAACAGGTATTCCTTTATTTAAATTAGATCTTATGAAAGCAGAGTCGTTACCTTCATTATAGTTCATATTTAATTTCCCAGCTACTGAAGGGAATAATGAATATAATGATTGACCAGGTATATGTTCTCTACCTAATTCTGCAATTGTATCTGGAGTAATTTGTTCTCCTGTTAATTGTGATATAGCCATTGCTAATGATGTAGGTCCACAACCTCCGTCTTTCATAGTTGAAGCACCTATTCTATTACCTGCCCAACGAGCATCGTTTTGACTATAGAACACAAATTTATTATTAGTTTTATTTGTTGTTACAGAACTTGGTGTAGCAGAATTCATAGGTTTTAATAATTCTGCAGAAGATATATTATGTTTAACAGGTTTGATCTTATCAGAAGCTTCAGGACCAGAACCTCCGGCAACTAATGCGTCTTTAATACCTTTAACCATATCTCCTAAGAATGTTTTAACATCTCCCCATGAAACTGAGAATTTAGACCATTCTATTTCTGGTAGTTTGAAGTATTTTTTAATATCATCAAATATGTCTGTAAATGAGCCAGTAAAGTTACCCCATGCCTTTTTAACATCTTCTATTTTTTGATTAAACGTTTCTTTAATATTTTCTTTTGAGAATATGCGTTTCATATCTTCAATTTTCTCATTAATAGAATTTTTAACAGTTGCTATAGAATTTTTAAATCCGTTAACAACATTATCTTTAAGTTCTCCTATTTTTTTAGGCACTTCTGTCATAACCCATTTAACGCCTTTTGTAACTTGTTCTTTAGCCCATTTAAATCCTTCTTTTATTTTTTTAGGGAATTCATCTTTTAACCATTTAAGGTCTTTTTTGACTTCTTTAAGGGCTTTATCAAATCCTTTTTTGATACCTCCTACAATATCATCTCTCTTTTTATCTATAGCTTTATAGATGTTACCCATAACTCTACCAGTTTTATAACCTGCACTATCTTCTTCTTCTATACCTTCTGTCATCCAACCGAATTTTTTCTTAGCGAATTTACCGATTGCACCTTTTGCTTTTTTTACAGGTTTTCCAAATTTATCCACAGCCCAATCTTTAACTTTTCCACCTTTATCTTTAACAAAGTCCATTTTCTTTTTAGTATTAGACCAAGCTTTTTTATTTAAATCAGCTGCAGAGTTTAATGTATAAGCCCAAGGGTTATTACCAAATTCTTTTAATTCAGCACCAACTTTTTTAACAGGACTAGTTACTACATCATAACCTTTTTTAAGAATTTTACCACTAGTTTTTAAATTATTACCAAAGAACTCTTTAGTTTTATCCCATCTAGTTTTTCCTTCTTCATCTTCAGTTCCCATGTAGTCTTTTGTTTTATTATATAAATATCCCATAGGGTTTCTTAATATATTTAAGAATGTTACTGCTTTATTTACTTTCTCAGGATCAACTTCTTCTCCTGTTAAATTTTCATAAGTATTAATACCGTAATTTGCTAATTTTTTACTAAAGAATCCTAAAGGATCTGTGAATAGTGCTAACCAACCACCAGTTTTAATATTACCTTCTTCATCGATATTGTTATCACCTTGTGATTCAACTAATGAATTTATAGCATCAGTTAATGGTTGGAAAGGTGTTGTGTCTATTTCGTTAGTTGTATTATACGTATCTCCTGTAACACTATTGTCAACTGAACTAGAATTATCTACGGAACTACTATTGCTACCTCCGCCGAATAATGAGCTGATTGCAGTCTTAATTCCTCCGAATAGTCCTGTGGATGTATTTAATTTTTTCTTATCTACTGTAGTATAAGAAACTATATTTCCTTTTTCATCTACTTGTGGAATAACTTGACTATTCTTAACAGCTTTAACTTCAACATTTGATGTAGCATATCCTTCAACTTCTGTAACATCATCTACTAATTGTGGTTGATATGTAACGATGTTACCATCAGCATCCATTACAGGAACCATAATATAATCTTCAGCTTTTCCATTTTTACCAAAAAGTTTTTCAGTTAATTTTTTAGCACCAAGTAATCCAGCTCCACCAGGCATTGTCACGAGTGCAGCTTTACCTAGTTTCGACCATATACCTTTTCCATCTTTTTTAGCTTTAGTTTTTGTAGTAGTTCTATTATCTTTAACTTGATCGGCTCTGTCATATGTTGTTGTACCTTCACCTTCACCGCTACCAGCATCTCCTAATATACTACTACCAGGTGAATAGAAACAAATACCTTCATGGTTATATTGGTTACCCATTTCATCTACTGCGAATGAACCTTCAGGTATTTTACCGAATGTTTTAAGTGCTTGTTCAGGCGTCATTATACCATTCATAGTTCCACTACTACTATCACTACTCATTGATGGTAAAAGTGATTCAACAGGTTCCATTTCTGTTATTAATGAAGGTTCTATAACTTGACCAGTTTCATCTATTGCTTGAACTGTTCCATCTTCACTAAATGTATATTTAGCTACTTTCTTTTTATTAGCGTTAGCTCTCCAGTTATGATACCATTTAGCTATACCTTTAGAATTAGCAGCTTTTTCTTCATGATAAGCAGCCTTAGCTTCAGCTTTAGCTTTCTTTTTAGGTGCTTCAGCTTTTACTTTTGCTGCTTTCTTTGTAGCTCTTGCAGCAGATTTTTCATTTAACCAAGCCATTGAGTTATTCCAAGCTTTACCAAATATGTTATTAGAGTTATTAGCTTTTTCTCTATATTCTGCTGCTTTAGCCGTCTTAGTTTCAGCTTTTTGTGTTAGTTTGTTATATTTAACTTCAGCTTTTTCTGATTTAAATAAGTTCATGAACTTAGTACCAACTGTTTCAGAAGTCTTATCTATAAATGCTTGTGGACTAAGTTTAGTATCATTTGCTAAGTTATATTGTAATCTAGCAAGTTCTATCTGTTCAGCAGCAGTTATAACTCCACCAAGATCTTCATTTTTAACTTTACTAAAGTCTTTCCAGTCATTTCCATCTTTAAGCATTGCTATCTCATTAGGATCATTTATTCCCATGATTTGTAATGCTTGTTCTATTGATGTACAAGAATCTATTTGTTCAACTGTTATTCTCATACCGAACTCTTGTTTACCACCAGTAAGATTATAAATCCATATAGCTAAGTTACGTAAGAAGTTATAATTAAACATCATATTAGTGATTTCATTGATCAATGAAATTATAGCCATGAAGTTAAAGTTAAATACTGCTTGAATAAGTGAACTTATGATTCTCATTCTACCGTCAACATTTTTAGGAGACACACCGAATAGGTTACCAGCATTTCCTGCTGTAGCACCAGTAATAACATCACCTACTGCAAATACAGCATCTAATACGAATGCAGTTGATGCACCAGCTCCTATTTTTGCAAATACTGCAGCTATTTTTTTACCGAATCTAACTATTAAATTATCTGAATTTCTTAATAATAATCCAAATATTTTATCAGACATTCCTATTAATTTTTTACCAACACCTGCAAGCTTAGGGAATTTTTTAGTAACATGAGTTCCTAAAGCTTCAAGAGCTTCTTTACCAGCTTTTACTAATTTACCTATTAATCCACCTTCATCGGCAACTTTACCCATCGCTTTACTAAGTTTTTTAGTAGCTCCATTTTCAGCAGCTTCTTTTATTAATTTAGTATCGGTAACTTTACCAACAGTTTCTGCACCTTCTTTAGCAGCTTTGGCTGAAGCGAAATCTATCACATTATCTACAGATTTAACAGTAGTACTACCAGTGGCTTCTTTAGCAGCTTTAGCTGAAGCGAAATCTATCACATTACTTGTAGCTTCAGTAGCCGTTTTTTTACCAAATATAAATTCTTTACCCTGTTTTAATGCCTTTCCTACAGGTTGTAATGTCTTTTTCCCTAGTTTACTATTATAAATTTTACTACCAACATTTACTAGAGGATCTATAAATTTACCTTTTATAGCTTTTAAAGGTTTAACAAATAATTGATTTCTGGCAGAGAACATAGTTCTATATTTAACAAGGTCGTAGTTATCTGTGACTAATGATCCATCTTTATCAGTATGACCTTCAATATATTCTTCTGATTTTTGGTAATCATCACCCATTTTCATTAATCCGGAAATTCCTGCAGCTATACCTAATGTTCCTAATAAACTACCAAGATTACCGAATCCATCTAGAATAGATTTAATACCTTTACCCATTAAATCGAATATATTATGCCCAGCGTCTTTTGCAGCATGACCTACTCCTTGAACTGCTGATAGTATTTTTTCTTTCCAGTTTCTATCAGCTTTTTCTTTTTCTTCAGCTGCTATTTTTTCTTGAATGAAATCTACGCCTTTTCTAGAAACTTGTTCATATCTAGCACGGTCTTCTAATTCGTTTAATCTATCTTCTTGGTCGTCAGTAAGTCCTAATGCATCATCTTCAATTTCACGTCTTTCGGCTGTTTCGTTTTTACCTTTACCGAACATATGTTTCCAAGCAGATACTAAACCATTTTCTTCTACATCCTGTGCATGAGCATTTATTGCACCAACTACGTTATCTGTGAAATTGTTAATTTTGTTAGCACTATTTTCTGCAATTTCATCAGCTTTATTAGTTATCCTATCACTTAAATTATTTAATCTTTCAGATAATGTTTGTTTAGGGGCTGTGTCATCTTGGTTTGATTCATTGCCTCTTATTTTATTATATACCCATCCTGTTGCTTTACCAACACCAAGTAAACCTTTAGCACCGTACAATGTAGGATATCTCAACCAAGGTCTTTCGCCTATATAATTCATTACCTTACTATCTTCCGGATTCCAATTTTCTATTTTTTCTTTTCTTCTTTCATGTCTTTGTCTAGCTCTTTCAACTATACTTTGTCGTCTTTGTCTATCTTCAAGCTCTTTCATTCTGTCTGCTTCATCATCGGATAATCCTAAGGCGTTATCTCCTCTGTCTCTTCTATCATCTTCAGATACCTCAGCTAATACATTAGTTAATCCTTTAAACCCTTTACCTGCTTTATTCATCATTTTTCTAAGTTTACCAGCAGGTTTTTTAGGAACAACCATTTCACCTTCGTGTAATTCAGCTAAATAACCATCAGCTGGAACCATATCTAAGCCATCTTTATGCGATTGGTCATTATCTTGAAGTTTTTTAGTTATATCTATAACTTTACCTTTAAAGAACCCATCACGTGGATCTTTAAGAGGTGCTTCTTTTTTAGATTCCATTTCTTTTTTAGTTTCATTATCTAGATATGTATCTATTTTCTTTATGTCATCATCTGTCACTTTACCATAATTACCACCTTGATGGAAAGGTGCAATATTATGTTTTTCAGGATCATATTTTTTTGGTCCTGGTAATAAAGGTGTATCAGTTGTATGTCTATAGATATTATCTAAATCTTCTTTAGTAACATTTCCGTAGTCTCCACCTTGATGGAAAGGAATAACATTATCTCCCTTAGATTCGTTATCTGATTTACCCATTAATTTGTTAAAACCATCTCTTAACGTATCTTGTAAATCACTTAATTTATCTACTACTCTGTCAGTTTGTTTAGGGAACTCTATTACATTATCTACGATTTTAGATACTTTTTCATCAGTTTCTTGAGATTGTAATAATTGTTGTTCTTGATACCATCTTTCTTTTGCTTTTAACTCTTCTTCTCTTTTTTCTTTTTGTTTTTTACTAGCAAATCTATATTTGTTTTCTTTAGCAAATTGCTTATCTTCCTCATACTGACGCTTCATTTCTTCACGGCGTTCTTTACGTTTATCCATTGCATCTTTGAAATCGCCTTTTTGTTCAGCTTTTCTTTGTTTCCAAGTCTTACCATCTCTATATTTAAGTTTTTCTTTTATAAGTGCGTCCTCTTCTTCTTTAGTCATACGTCTTGCCAATTTACTACCGTAATAACGACTCCATTTGTTATCGTCTTTATGTTCCTTGTAGTATTGCTTTTCTCTACGACGTTTTTCTCTTCTGATTTCAGATTTTGCATTATATTTATCAGCCTTTTTACCTAACATACCAATACCAGCTAAAGGTAAAGAAGCTATACCTAAAAGAGTTTTTCCTATTAATTTAAAAGTACCACCTAATAATTTCTTTAATGGATTTATTAATGTAGCTTTTAAAATCTTTCCTAAAGGTTTAACTACGTAATCTTTAAAAGCTTCGACTATAGGAGATGTTACTGATGTAAATGCATCCACTATTCTATCTTTAACATCTAATATCATATTTTTAGCTGCATGGACTACAGGTTCAAAAGATAATGCTAATGGATCGAATATTTTCTTTCTTAAGAATCCGTACACCCCATCAGCCATCTCAGTAGCTTTTATTTTTAACGGTTGCATGAATTTGATATTTAACCAGTTAGTAACTTGATGTAATATTCCTCCATAACGCTTACCATCAACATCTTTTTCACCAAGTAAAAATTGTTGGAATTTTTCAGATGAAGCAGCTATACCACCTGCTAGACCAAGCATTGCTCCCATTATAGGACCACCAGGTAATAAGAATGAAGGTAATAAACCTACACCTTGTGCTAAACCTACACCTAATCCACCTGCACCTAAGAATGTAGCCAATTTAGGATCAACATCAGATTCTTTACCTAACATATTCTTAATTGCTTTACCAAATACACCATTCATGATGGATTTTTTATCATCAGTCTTATAATCTTTACCGTATAAAAATTCTTGGAATACTTCACTCTTAGACACTAAACTAGCACCTATACCCATGATTGCACCCGCAACAGGACCGCCAGGTAAGAATAATGAACCTAATAAACCAATACCTGCACCTTTTCCAATAGCACCTTTATATTCTTGATATTTTTCTTGCCAAGCTTTAGATATTAATCCACCAACTCGGTTTCCATTTTCATCTTGTTCTCCAAACATAAATTTATTAAAAGTTTCAGATTGTTTTAAAAAACCGAATGCAGTACCAGTTAACATAGCACCCATAGGTCCACCAGGCATTAAGAAATTGCCTAATAATCCTAATTGAGATGCAAATGTACCTTTAATTAAAGCACCACCTATACCGAATCCTATAGCTTTAGGTAGTCTTTCTTTAACTTTAGCCATAAGCCCTTCAAATGTTTCTTTAGAATCAGAAACAGCTTTTTCTCCAAATAAAGATATTTTGAATTTATGGAATCCTTCCATAAAATCATGAGTTACTTTACCAAAAAATCCACCATGTTCAACATCTTTAGTTGACAATTTATCTTTAACACCTGTAAATAAACTTTTAAATTTACCAAGTATACTATTTTCATTACCTTTAACAAGTATACCATCTGATGTGATATAATCTTGACCAGTAAAGTAAGACTTAAATGCTTTTACTGTGTCTTCAAAAAGTCCTTTAACTGTAGTTGTTGCAGCTTTACTCTTTTTATATAATTTACCAGCTTTATCTATCAATGTTTGACGGTAATCGACATCAGTACCGAATAACAATTCAAATTCAAGTTCTTCAACTTTGTTATTGAATTTTTCGATCGCATTAGTAACTTTACTATCGCTTTCTTCCTCTTTGATCTTATTAAGTTTTTTCCATTTTTCATTAGACATATTAGCAGCATCATAAGCTGAGATTCCATCAGTTGTTGAAGGTTGTTTTCGATTCTCTTTTTGACGTGCTTGTTCTTTTTCTTCAGCTTCACGTTTTTCTAATTCTTCTTGTTCACTTTTTTCTTTTCTTAATAATCGCTCATTAGGTACAGAAGCACCTTTATATCTTTTACGATTATCAGGGAAAACTTTGATACCGTTAATAAGTGCGGATCTTATATCACGTAGATAATCTAAATCAGACAAACCGAATCTGTCTTTCTTAGCATCACCTATAAAAGATTTATTATAACGCATTTTTCCATTTTCATCTAGATCATTATGCAGATAAGCATAACCTGATAAAACTGGATTCATTGCATCTTCCTCTTGAGTTTTATATAATCTTTCTCTACTGTCAGTAATAGCTGTTGTTGCCATTTCTCTTAAAGTTGATTTAGGTAATTGCATAAGAACTCTTCTTACTAATTCAAGTCTGCTAGGATCGTAATCATAACTACCAGACATTTCCATAGTAAACTCATCCATTCCATTATCATCATTTTTACTAAATGGATTTATAGCAAAACCTTTTTCAGTTATAACTTCGAAATATTTATTTAAATCTTTTTCAAGTTGTTCTCTTGCAGCAGAATTTAATCCTAAATTATTTGTAATTTCACGAGCTTCAGATCTAACTGAATAGAAACCAGATGTCTTAGCATCTTTTATTCTTTGATTATAATGTTTTTCTATAGATTGAATATCTGTGAATTTACCAGTATCATAGTTGAAGATTCTTTCTTCAGTACCAGTTAATACACTTTCTATTCTTCTTAAATAAGAAGGTATAACTTCAACTAAAGCTTTTTTACTTTCTCCATCCCATGAAATTGCGCCTTTTTCGTATGCGCCTAAATCGATAGTTTTGGCTTCTTTGTATTTATATCCAAAAACTTTATTTAAAGTTGCTAAGAATAGATCATCACTATTTTCAAAACTATTAACTCTTGCTAACATTGCAGGTATTATACCATTTATATTCTTATCAAGTTTTTGTAACGAATTTTTCCATTCTTTAGGTACCATTTTTTGCATACCCATAGACATTAGCATACCAATAGGGTTCTTACCAAATCCTTTTATCACATCAGGTGAACCTAAGAAATCTATTACTGTAGATAAGTCAGCATTATCGTTTTTTATTTTTGTTAGGTTTTCTTTAATAATTTCTTTATAGTCATCAAGTTTTAATCCACCAGAAGCCATAAAAGGATTTAATAGTTTTTTTATATTCTCTTTTTTCTCTTCCTCTTCTGGTTTTTTTATATGGTTTATAGATTCTTCAAAAAATTTAAGAGCAGCTTCTTGATATTTAGCTGTAGAATCCGAATTAAATTGAACTAATAAAGCTAAGTTATCATTAATACTACTCAATGCACTCATAGTCATATCTAATGTCTGTCTATTAAGCATCAACTTCTCGCCTTCTATAGCTATATTTTGTTCAGCTATAGCAGACATAGCAGTGATATTAGCTTCGGCAGCATTAGCCATCGTTTTTGCGAGAGGCATTGTATTTATAACTGTAACAGGTGGTCTACTACTATTATCCGGTGCCTGTTCTGAATCAGACCCTTCATCATCAACAAATGAAAAACTATCACTGTCATCAAAACCAAAATCGTCAAAATCGAAGTCACCATCATCGTTTAGACCTAATTCTCTATTTTTATTATATAGATTACCTGATTTTAAATCAGCTAAAGCATTATCTAATAACGTCTTACCTGCTTTGACTTGTGGTAGATTTGAAAGTTGTCTACCAAACATTTTTCTTACACCGTTGTTATTACGTATTTCTTTAACTAAATCAGCTGTGTTAACAACGACATCTTTATTCCAACTAATACTGTCAGATGTTTCAGGTAATAAACTTTTAATAGTTTCCATAGAAGCAAAACCTAAACTTTTACCAACGTTTATAAACCATTGATTATTAGGCATAGATTTCTTAATTCTATCTTTAACATCTTTTTTATTCTGGTCTTTTGCCATATTTCAATCTCCTTTCCTCTAGAGTTTAATTGTCCTTAGAGTATTGTTTTCTATACGAATTCTAACAAATATTTATAAGTGTAAAAAGGTTAATTTTCAATGCTATATTATATAAGTGAAATAAAATATAAATATAATAATTATTGGAGGTAATGTGTATATGAAAACTTATAATGAATTAGTAAATGAAATAAGAGAAGAGCTAAACAATGGTGGTAAAAGAAGCTTTAGCCGTGAAATGTTTAATGAACTTACAGCTGCATTCTTAAATGATGTTGAAAATACAACTACAATAGCTAAAACTAAAAATGGAGAACTTATAGAAGAAGAAATAAATGTTCCATTAGATTTCAGAAAAATGGTAATGAAAATTCTTCTTGATTTCGGCGTAGATAAACAAGAAGCTGAAAGAATATTAACAAACGATTATCAATTCAAAGATGTATCAGCAATATATGAAGTAGCTAGTGAAACAATTCTAAACTATGCAGGTACAGGTAAGAAATTTAATTTCATAGCAAAACCAGATTTACAATGTAGCTTAATAATAGACGATTATGAAGAAGAAGTTAAAATGACAAAAAGACCAGGAGCAGATGATTCAGAAGCTAGAGAAGTGTTATATAAAAAACATAGAAAAGCTAAAGTTGAATCAACTTGCCCTAGCTGGTTAAAAGATGTTTTAAAATAGAATTAAAGAGGAGGTTTTCTCCTCTTTAATTTTTATGTTCCTTATAACAAAATAATATATAAATTAGACAATTGGAGGTAATTTGAATGAATAATATTCAATTTATATTTGACGTAGAAGAAACAAAACAAACAGATTGGGAATGTTATGTAGCATACGATTTCACACAAAATGAAGTCGTACGTGATATAAACTTAAATAAAACAATAGTAGGATTAGATAGAAAAAATAAGTTAATATATTTCATGGGAATGGAAACAGATGAACATTATATATTAGCTAAACAATATTATTATAAATTAATACAACAATTCTTAAATAATGCTGAAAATTATTTCTGTGAAGGATATGATATATTTCATGGAACTACAGGTGGAATGTTGTATTATAAATATAATAAAGAGGTATAGGAAAATTCCTATACCTTTAATTTTTATTGGATAATGGATGGTGATATTATGAGGACTATTAAAAGATTTTGGATGTTTATAGCTGGAGTTTTATGCAGCTGTTGGATTATCTCAGAATTTCAGCTACCTGAAATTATTCTAATGAAAAATGAAATCGTTCATAACGAAGGAATAGTATACGAAAAAGTTTGGGATGCATACGATAAATTACCTGATAATGTAAAAGAAATGTTAGATGATGAAAGTTATAGTATATATGTAGTAGATCCTTTAGAAAGTACCGTAGAAGGATATATTACCTTAGGAAGAACATTTTTCAGATTTGGGGTTATACAAATATCTAATAAAGATATATGGGTTGAAAGAACAACTTTACATGAAGTAGGTCATGTTATAGATGACGAATCAGCATTTACGTTTATAAGTCGTTCTAATGAATTTGAAGAAATATACCAAGAGGAAAAAGAAAATTTTAAATATGTAGTAGTAGACAACCATGAATATTTCATATCATCTGAAATAGAATATTTCGCACAAGCATTTTCAGAATATATGATAAACCCTGAAGGACTAAAAATGTTTACACCTAGAACATATGAATTTATAGATAGATGTGTAAAAAATATATAGGAGGTTGGTTATATGAAAAATTATAAATTAGTATTCAGTTTTATAAAAGTTGGGCATAGTGAAGTTGATATGATAAAATCTATGAGTAATATGATAGCATTTAATGGATCATTATACATGTTGGATTACCATGGATTTGCAAATGGAGCGAAATGGACAGTTGAAGATGGAATATATAAATTAACAGTAATAGTAAATAAAGATTATGGAGATGGAGAACTATTTATAACACCTGAAGATGTAATAAACGATGTTAAAGATGAAATTCAAAGACGTAATTATAGAATATATAAATGGAATGTAAAAATATTCCGTTCAGAAGAAAGTATAGAAATTCCTGAAGATTATGTCGATCAATATTTTGCTAATAGTTATTTTGATATAGAAGGGATTAATATATAATGTTAAGACCAGCGATTAATAGCAATATCACAATAAAAGTCATAGAAAACTTTTTAGCAAAATACGATATAAGATTAAGTGAAAGATATAAAACAATTTTATCAATCCTAATTCCAGGATTGATATATAAAGATGGAAAAATAATTATTATGTCAATGACGATAAACCAAATTAATAAAGTTTTAAAAAGACATAGAGACGATATAGATTTCGTCTCTATTCTTTTAGGCTTTGATATAATAACTGACATAGATAAATATGGAGTAATAACAATACCGATAGCAGTCTTATTAAATAAAGTAACTATTAATAAAGAAGTTGTGTGTGTAAATGGTAAAAATATATTACGTAAGAAAGTATTAACAAATGCTGTTCAGACATTAGCAATGTCTGAACTATTATCTCATTTAAATATACCTAAAGGATTATCTATACCTATAATAAGTTTAATATTAGACTTATTCGATGCTGATATAGATAAAGAATTTAAAATGATGAGTAACAACTCTATGGCGTTCTCTAATGCTAAATTTAGTGATACAAAGAAAATTCTAAGACAAATGGAACTTGATAAAATGATCTTAAATATTATGATCCTTTCAGTAATTAACTATATTGGATTCAGCATAGGATCTTCATTGTTATTAGTAAATATATTTTCAACAGTAATGGATGTTATACAATGTGAATATAAAATGAAAACTGCAAAAGGATTCTTAGAACCTCAAAAAAGGAGGAAATAATATATGTGTATTCATTCAACAATAATGAAATTTGTTTATATAATAACATTATTATCATTTATAGTAGTTTTTATATCAGACTTTATAGAGATAAATTTTAGACATTTAAAGAAAGGTAAAGAAGATAAATCTGATTGTGATTATAAGATGTAATAATAGATATAACAAATATATACGATTAAAATATAAATAAAAGGAGAGATGAGAATATGTGTAATAAATGTGACGGTGAAATGAAATTAATATCATATAAATGGGATAACGAAGAAAATTTAATAATATATAGATATAGATGTGACAAATGTAAAGAAGAAAAAACAGAGTGCGGGATATTAAGTGATAGACAACTAAAAGAAAAATTAGTTAATGAAGAAGCTTATAATAAATTTAGTTTATAAAATATTATATTAGGAGGTAAAGATATGAGAGTAGAAAATTGGTTAGGAGAAAATAATTTATTAGGGATAGATATATGGAATAAAAAATATAAATTTGAAAATGAAACATTCGAAGAATGGTTAGATAGAATAAGTAATGGAAATGAAGATATAAGAAGATTAATAAAAGAAAAGAAATTCTTATTTGCAGGAAGAATATTAGCAAATAGAGGTTTAGATAAAGTTGGTAAGAAAATAACATATTCAAATTGTTACGTTATACCACAAGTGGAAGACAATATAGAATCAATATACGATACATGTTCTAAATTAGCCAGAACTTATAGTTATTCAGGTGGTTGTGGAATAGATATAAGTAAATTAAGACCTAGAGGAATGAAAGTAAATAACGCATCTAATACAACTACAGGTGCAGTATCATTTATGGATACATTCAGTCAAGTAACAGGAACAATAGGTCAGAATGGTCGTCGTGGTTAGTTATAGCCACCTTTATACAGTGATGTATAATGTAAAACTCGGTGAACCTATATTTATAGGGTGTGTATTCAACGTTAAGTAACCATAGGAAATGATGGTGAATGAATATGCTAACAGGGGAAGCCTAAGTCGAAAGATATGGTAATCCTGTGCGAAGTATTTAAAAATTACAATCTTTCAATGTAATGAGAGGGTGATTAGATTGAGAGATTTAGATTGTTTTAATATAAAGAAAGGTTATTACCAAATATCTGAAGATGGGATGGTTTGGTCAAATATTTATAAGAAGTATCTGTCTTGTAAAATAGATAAAGATGGATACCATGATTTATTATTAGTCTGTGAAGATGGTAAGAGAAGACATTTCAGAGTGCATAGATTGGTAGCTATGGTTTATTTAGGTAATCCTGATGAACTTCCAGTTGTAATGCATTTAGATAATAATAAGTCAAATAACCATTTTAGTAATTTAAAATGGGGAACTGTTCAAGAGAATACACAACAAGCATATGACGATGGTTGTTGTTCTTGTAATAGAACAGTTTATTTGTACGACAGAAAAAATAAATATTTGATCAAGAAATTCAATTCATTATCCGAATTAGCAAGGTATTTTAATTTTGATTCGGGTTATATTACAGCTTTAAGTAAAATAGCTGATGGTAGTAGACCGCAACCTATTAGAGGTAAATTAGTTAATTATATTATAACATTCGAAAGATTGTAATATTTTAAATAAACGTCAAACGACTATCGAAACCATAGTATAGGAGAAAGACCTATATGAATAAGGGAGTAGAGTACACTCAAATGAGTGGAAGTGCCGAGCATCTTATATTTGGTAACAGAATATAAGATGAAGATATAGTCTAGTCCGTATTAAATATCTCGAAAGAGACGGTGTAAACGGCGTTAATGATAAGTATAGATTGCTCCCATCCAGATCTTGAAGAATTTATTTCAATTAAGAATGATTTAACTAGAGTTACAAAGGCAAATATATCTGTAAGAGTTACAAATGATTTCATGCAAGCAGTTGAAGATGACAGTGATTGGAATTTATATTTTGAAACTGAACATGGAGATAAAATGAATAAAGTAGTTAAAGCAAAAGAAATATATAGAGTATTATGTAAAAACAATTGGAGTTTTGCAGAACCAGGAATATTATTCTGGGATAAAATAGAAAAATATAATTTATTAAGCGAAGATCCTGATTTCCATTATGCAGGTGTTAATCCCTGCGCAGAAGAACCGCTTCCTGCAGGTGGAAGTTGTTTATTAGGTTCAATAAACTTAGCAGCGTATGTTAAGAACGGTCAATTTGATTTCTTCGAGTTTGAAGAAGATATACCTGTTATAGTAAGAGCTATGAATGAAGTATTGGATCAAGGATTACCTTTACATCCATTACAAGTTCAAAGAGATTCTGTAAGAGATTGGAGACAAATAGGAATAGGAATAATGGGATTAGCTGATATGTTAATCAAATTAGAATTAAAATACGATACATTATTAGCACAAGAATTCTGTAATACAATAGGATACGTTATGGCTAATGAAGCTATAAAAGCAAGTGCATTGTTAGCTAAGGAAGATGGTGCTTATCCTAAGTTTAATAAGGAGAGTGTTTTAGAATCACCATTCTTAATATATAACACAACAGAAGAAACACGTGCATTAGTAGAACAATATGGGTTAAGAAATAGTCAAATATTAACAATAGCTCCAGCTGGAACATTATCTACAATGTTAGGAATAAGTGGAGGTATTGAACCAATATTTAGTTTATCATATACAAGAAAAACAGAATATAATGGTGTAGATCAATATCATAAAGTATTTACACCAATAGCAGACGAATATATGAAAGAACATGGTTTAACAGAGGAAGAAGAATTACCAAACTTCTTCGTAACAGCTCAAAACATAGATCCGTTCAAACGTGTTGAAATGCAAGGAACATGGCAAAAGCATATAGATGCAAGTATATCTTCTACAGTAAACTTACCAAATAGTGCAACTATAGAAGAAGTTGAAGGATTATATATGCACGCTTGGAAACAAGGATTAAAAGGTATGACAATATTCAGAGATGGTTGTGATAGAGCTGCGATATTATCAACAGGTAAGCCTAAAGAAGAAAATAAAGAAGAAGTTAAAGAAAATAACAATGAAGTTGCTAGAGGAGTAGTAGTACCTACAAGTGATGATGTTATAGGATTAAAGAAAAAATTATCAGGTGGATGTGGATCTTTACATCTACAAGTGTATTTCGATAGAAATACAGGAAAAATGTCAGAAGTATTTATAAATAAAGGAGGAACTGGTGGTTGTAATTCAAATTTAAATGCCTTATCAAGAATGATATCAATAGCTTTAAGAGCAGGCGTAGATGTGAATGATGTAGCAGATCAATTAGCATCAACTATAAACTGTCCTTCGTTTGCAAGTTCAAGAGCTAAAGGTATAAACTTATCACCAGGAACATCTTGTGCAAGTGCAGTAGGTAGAGCATTAATAGATTTAAATAAAGAATTCCAAGTTATGTTCAAAGCAATGAAACAAGTAGAAGAAGACATGGAAGAAGATGAACTAATGGGATTAGAAATATGTCCTGAATGTGGTGCTAAAGCATTAGAGATGTCCGGAGGATGTCAAGTTTGTAAAGAATGTGGAATGAGTAAATGTGATTAATGAAAAAGAGAAGGTTTTATCCTTCTCTTTTTTTATAAAAAGGAGATAAATATAAAAGTACGATAAATTTACAACAATTATTTACCACAAAAAATAAAGAAAGAGGGAGATGTTAAAATGGTTAAAAGAGTTATAAAAAGAGATGGAAAAATAGAAGCATTTGAAATAGGGAAAATAGTTAAAGCAATATCAAAAGCATGTAATGACGGATTATTAATAATTCATGATGAAGATTTATTATATGATATGATAAGAATGAATTTATTTAACAGTGAAGAAGAATTGACAGTTGAAGAATTACACGATGTTGTAATTCATTGTTTAATCGAACATGGAGAAAAAGAAGTAGCTGATAAATATAAAAACTATAGAATGGAACGTAATAAGATAAGAGAAAAGAAGTCAAACATAATGAGAACTATAATAGAGTTAGGAAAAGAAACTGATAGGGATAATGGTAATGTGGGAAATAACTTCTCTGCTAAATTATTAAGAATAGCAAGTGAAGCCAACAAATGGGCTATGTTAGCATTTATGGATAAAGAGATGGCTAAATATCATGAAAATGGAGATTACCATATACATGATTTAGATAGTTTTAATTTAGCAGTAAACTGTTTACATTTACCAATGGAAAAATTATTAAAAAATGGATTTAATACAGGATATGGAACATTGAATAGTCCTAAGAGAATAGAATCTGCAGCAATGTTATCTTGTATAATGTTACAAAGTGCACAAAATGATCAATTTGGTGGAGTTGCTTTACCAGATTTTGATATAACAATGGCTCCATATGTAGAATTAACTAGAGAAGAAGAAAGAAGATTTTTTATAGAAGCTGGAATGGAAATAGATGAAAAATATATTGAAAATAGAACTAAATATAGAGTAGACCAGGCAATGCAATCTATAATATGCAACTTAAACACAATGCATTCTAGAGCAGGTTCTCAAGTACCATTTAGTTCGTTAAATATAGGAATACCTAGAGGTAAAAAATGAACAAGAAGAAAAAGATTCAGCTTTAATATGTGAATCTATAATAAAAGCATATATGAATGGTATGGGTAAAAATGAAGCATGCATCTTTCCTAATATAATATTTAGAACCAAAGAGGGTGTAAACTTAAATCCTGGTGATAAATATTATTATTTATTCGAACTTGCATGCGAATCAGCAGCAAAACGTATGAATCCAACATTTTGTAGCTTAGATGCAGATATAAATTTACCTTTCTATGAAAAAGGGGTTTTAATAGATATTATGGGATGCCGTACACGTGTAGCGGATAACATTAATGGAGAAGAAACTCCAATAGGAAGAGGTAATATTGCACCAGTAACTCTTAATCTAGTTAGATTAGCGATAAAAGCTGGTAGAGGAAATATAAATAAATTCTTCGATTTATTATCAGAAATGTTAGTAGATGCTGAAAAGAATTTAATGTATAGATACGACGTGTTAAAAAGATTAAAAGTTTCAGATTTACCTTTTAATGCAGGACAACATTTAATGGTTGGGTCTGAAGGTTTATCAAATGGAGATTCTATAGAACCTTTATTAAAACAGGGATCATGGGCTATAGGATTCTTAGGATTAGCTGAGTGTTTAACAATGTTAACTGGCAAACATCACGGAGAGTCAGAAGAGTCTTTAGAATTAGGATTAGCAATAGTCAAACATATAAGAGAATATTGTGATGGAGCTAAAAAAAGACGACAATTAAACTTCTCTTGTTATGCTACACCAAGTGAAGGATTATCAGGAAGATTTCCTGCTATAGATAGAGCTAGATATGGAGTAATAAAAGGAGTAACTGACAAAGATTATTACACAAACAGTTGTCATATACCAGTAGGATTTAATATATCTATGAAAGAAAAAATGGAAATAGAAGCGATGTTCCAACCATTATGTAATGGAGGTCATATAGCATATATTGAATTGGACACATATCCTACAGGAAAACAAATAGAAAAAATAGTATCAACAACATTTAAACATAATAAAGGTTTAGATTATATGGCAGTTAATTTCCATATTAAATATTGTAAAAAATGTGGAGAATATTTAGAAGATTATGAAGATATATGTAAATGTGGGTGTGAAGACATACAAGGTATATCTAGAATAACAGGATATCTTGCATTGGATGAAAGATTTGGTAAAGGTAAATCAGCAGAAAGAAAAGACAGAGTATCACATGAGAACGGAAATAGAGTTTATAAGAGTTTAGATAGATAGGGATTTCCCCTATCTATTATTTTTATTAAGGAGAGGATTTCATGCAAATAAGATTAGCTGGTATAATAGAAAATAGTTTAAATAATGGAACTGGAATACGAAAGGTGATATTTGCTCAAGGGTGTAAACATAATTGCCCAGGGTGTTTTAATCCTCATACACATGATTTGAATGGAGGAGAATTATTTAATATAAACGAGATCGCTAAAAAATGTAATGACGATTATTTTATAGATGGTGTTACATTTAGTGGAGGAGATCCTTTTGAACAACCTAAAGAATTTGCTGAATTGGCTAAATTAATCAAAACTAATATATGGTGTTTTACGGGCTATACATTTGAACAACTGCTGTCAATGCCTGAAAAAATATGCTTGTTAGAACAAATAGATATTCTAGTAGATGGACGATTTGATTTAAATAAAACTGAAGGAGAGCACAAGTACAGAGGTTCTTATAATCAACGAATAATAGACGTTAAGAAAAGCTTGAAAGAAAATAAAATAATATTATATTTATAGGAGGTATTATAATGAAAAAATCTTTTTTTAAAAAATATAAACATGTAATGAATCAATATGGTCAACATGAAAGACTAATGGTAAATTATATAAAACAAGAAGCTATAAACCATGGATTTGTAGAATATAAAGATTATTGTAATTATAAACAAGGTGATAAAATATTCTATGTATTTAGAGATAAACTTATAATCTTAATGAAATTAGGATTAGATTTCAAAGGTGCTAATATGATAGTTAGCCATTTAGACAGTCCTAGATTAGATGTGATAACAGGTAATCCGTTAGTAGACAAAGAAGATGGGTTATTCTTAAAAGTAATACCATTTGGTGGAATTATACAACAAAGCTGGTTAGATAGACCGTTAGCTTTAGTTGGTAGAGTTGAGGATAAAGATGGGAATGTTGTAAATATTAATACAAAAGAAGAATATAATTTTGTTATATCAAGTTTATTACCACATCTTGATGGTAGAAAAGAAATGAAGGAAATGAAATATGATAAATTATTAGTAAGAATTAGTAATAACAAAGAGAACGTTTTAAAAGTTTTACAAGAAAAATATAATCTCGCAGATAACTTTTTAGAATTTGCAGATTTAAGTTTTGTACCTAGTGATGGTGTAAAAGAAATAGGTTTTGATAGAGAATTATTAGCAGGTTATGGTCATGATGATAAATGTTGTGCTTATGCTGAACTAAGAGCATTCTTTGATGCTGAACTAAAAGATATGTCACAAGTTGCAATATTTGCTTCATATGAAGAAACGGGAAGTAGACAATCAACTGGTTGCCAAAGTGATGTTATAGAAGATTTCTTTGTAGATGTCATGCAAAGTGTTAGAACTGAAAGAGCATTTATGAGAAATTCTTTTATGATATCTGCAGATGTTTGTGCAGGATACGAACATCAATATTCAAGTCATTTTGAAGATTCTGCGAAAGCAGTAGTTGGAAAAGGAACTGCAGTAGTTCCTTATCTAGGAAGAAAATCAGGAAATGATAGTAGTTTTGAAATAAGAAAATTTATAAAAGATTTATTAGTTGAAAATAAAATAGACTATTCTATAGAAACTACAAAAGTATCAGAAGGTGGTGGAGGTACAGTATCTTCATTCTTCGCAGTAAAAGGTTGCGAAATAATAGATGTAGGTATACCTGTATTGGCAATGCATTCACCACAAGAAATGATATCTAAACATGATTTATATGAAACATATAGATTATATAAAGTATTCTATGAAAGCAGATAGTGGATTATTCCACTATCTGTAATTTATACGAGTTTCAATGCTATATTATATAAGTGATAAAACTATATTAATTATAAGGAGATTGATTTAAATTGGAAATGTTTAAAAGAGTTATGCTTACAATAATAGGAGGAGCTATAACAGCATTCGGTATAGCTTCTTTAATCAATTCAGGATTAGGTTGCTTTGGAATCACAGCAGCTTATTTAGGTTTATCAGAATTATTAGGAATACCTTTCAGTGCAATCAGTTTAATAATAGAAGGTTCAATGTTGTTATATGTATGCTATAAAGGTGAAGGTATAGGTTTGTCGTCTATATTAGCATGTTCATATGTTAGCATTTTAATAGATATATTTAAAGTAGTATTACCAACACATCCATTAATGATAATATTTGGTATATGTACAATGATAGGTTGGGCTATAACTGCTATAGGTGAATTAGGTGAAGGTGCAACACAAATGCTTACAACAGTTATAGTTAAAGATACAGGTAAATCAGTTGCAATGATAAGAACTATAATAGAAGCATTATATTTTGTAGTTGCTATATTAACAGCTTGGGAGCATTTATCATTATTAACAGTGATATTAGTATTTGCTACAGGTAAAATATTATCAGTATTCTACAAGTTATTTAAGTATGATCCTGTGACAGTAAATCATAGTTATCTAATAAAAATAAAAAGAAAAAATATAGGAGGGAATTAATATGGAACCTATTACAGCTTTAACAATTTCAACAGTAGCAGTTACAGGAAGTATAATAACAGGTTTATCATTATATTTCTGGAAACAAGAAAAGAAAGCTTGGAATAAAGGTAAATGTCCACATTGCAATAAACAATGGGAATTTATAGGATTTGATGAACAGACAGACAATAGATTATATTCGTGTGGTAAACATATATGTGAAATATCATATAATAATATAGATAAGTAAAAAAATAAAATAAAATAAATAATGAGGGGTGTTAATTATGATGAGAGTTAGTTATGTAGAACCTTTAGAAAGATTTGTATTAAAAGATAAAAATGGTATAGATAGAAGATTAAAATTATATTACAAAAATGGCAATTTATATCTTGGTGGGGTTCAAGCATTATTTAACAGACATTATGTATGTAAAGATAAAAATAGAATAGAATTCACATCTAAATTAACAAAGAGATATACAGAGTTAATGCATATAGCAACAATATTTGAAAAGATAGACAAACACAAAGTTTATAGTAACTTTACAAAAGAAATGTTAAAAGAAGCATTATATGCTAAAGGTTATACAGATGAAGATTTTACATTAAAGGATAAATTATACACATGTGCAAGAGAAAACTTTATAGAATACGGATTCAATAGTATGAATTTCTGTTTAGATAGAAGAGATGATATATGGGTTCATTATAAAGAATATGAAGAAACTAAACAATATAACGAGATAGTTAAGAATCTACCAGTAGAGCTTCTTAGAACATTTGAAAGAGATTATAGTAAAATGGTTAGATTTATAAGATATGCTGAAGTTAAAGATAATGAAGTGCGTTGCTTTGCTTTAAAATCAATCAATATAACAAAATTATACAGATGGTTATCTGATAATAAAGTATTACATTCAATAAATTATGTATCAGATATATATCATGAAACATTAAGAGAATTGGATTTTACAGAAGTTGATAAAGATAACACATATGTAAAAGTTATAGCAACAAGTGAAGGTGTAATATTAAAACCAAAAACTGAATTAGGTTATAATTGTTAATTATAATAAATAAAATTAAAATAATTGGAGGTAAGATAATATGATGAATTTAAATTTAAAAGATGTTTTAGAATGTAAAAGAATAATGACATATGGAAACGTATTCATAGAGTATACAACAGGATTAGATGTTGTGTATGTAAACCCACAAGACGTCTTATATGTTATACAAAATGTTCATAGTGAATTTGGATATGTACAAACAATGGAAGATTTAGTTTATCTATTAGATAAACATGGTTGTTTAAGTAAAGCGATGACAGCTTACGATCATGTCATAATAGCAAACTATTTATATGAAAATCATATAAATATAGATACGGTTATAAAATTAGCTGATAAAGTTAAATGTAATAAGTTTAAGCAATTCTTAGTTGAAGCTAAAAATATCATAAATAATTATGGGGTGTATGTTCCAGAACCAAAAATGAAACATTATGACAAGAGAGCTAATAATGAAAAGAACTTAGCAACGACATTTGATTTAAGTGCTTTATCAGATGGTGCTTATAGATTAGGTGTATATGAAGATAGTCTTTATCTTGATGTAGCAAATGCTATATCGCATATAGTATTTAATAACGATTTAGAATCAATAAGATTTAATCTAGGTATGATGTATGAAGATTATTTAAGTGATTTTATAACGGATTTTGAATATGATATGCTTGCATATTGTTCTAAAGTTGCATCGTATATATTAAAATATTCAGATGTAGGTGTTTATGGAATAGAAATATTAACAAGAGGAGCTTTAGATGTAGCCTTAAGAGATTTTAATAAATCAGATTATAAGCGTAGTGTTACAACAAATAATAATGTGGTTGAAAGTATATTTGATAGAGCTATGTATAATATAAATAAAAATGAATTAGAGTACGATGAAAATGACGTAATGTATAAAACTAAACATATGACAGATAAAGAAATTGAAGATTTTAAAAAATATTTATAGGAATTAAGCTCCTTGAAGGAGCTTAATTTTTTTCTAAAAAACAATAATATATATCATTTTGAAAGGAGAAAAGATATGAAAAATATTTATGATATAATATCGGAACAAAAATCTATAATAGACATAAATATAGCTTCTTACAATATAGATTATCTTACAAATTTCATACTTGAAAGTCATGACATATGTTATATAGAAGAAAGTTCTGGTGTAGTACAAAAAGTGATTGAATTTATAAAAACTCTAATCCGAAAAATAAAGGAATTAATTAATAAAGTTGTTAATTTTTTTACAGGTAAAAAAGACCTCGGCGATAAGTTAGAACAACAAATAAAAAACGCTAATGAAGGTAAAACTGATGGTGGATCTAAAGTTGGTATAGATGATGAAGAATTAGATAAGATGAAAAAAGAAACTGAAGAATTACGTAAGAAAGCTGAGAAAAGAAGAAAACGATATGAAAATGAACAAAAGGCTGCTCCTAAAATAAAGGAGTTTAGAGATAAGCAAAAAGAAGTAATGAATAAACGAAATAACGAAAGACCAAAAGCTGCGGGATTAGAAGCAGTTCTAAAACAATCTAAACAAAAAGTAAAAATGAGATATTATGCAAAATTAGATAAAAAAATGGCTCTTTCCAATAAGTTTTTTGACGCTACTCAAAATGCTGCAAATAAAATGATGGCACGTAATAATACGTATGAATATGATATGTTAAATTATATAATAGATGGTGCATTTAAGGGTCGAGGGGTAATAATGGAGATATGACTAGTGCACAACGTAGAGTTGAAAAACTGAGTATGGACGAACGTATTGCTTTGGAAGTAGGTGAAGATTTCGGTACAGAACCTACTGATAGAAGTGTTTCAATAGAAGCTGAGACTATAGCAGGTTACGTTAAACAAGGTAATATTGCTATAAAATACCTACGAGGAATGGAAAAAGAAGCAACTGAAGTTCTTAATAAAGCACTTAATAGAGTTCAAGGGTCGTTAAATACGGTGGATGGTGATGATAAAGGTGTTGCTGTTATACAAAGAACTTGTAGTTTCATAGCCCAATTTGTTAATGCTATGTGTAAAAGTATAGTACGTGCAAAAAATGATTGTGATGCGATAGCTACGAAAGTAGTTCATGATTATGTTTCTGCAATGAGAGGATAAAAGAAGATAACCTTAATGGTTATCTTCTCTTTTTATTTCTCATATATATCTTTAAGTTTTCTACTTAACTCAACTAATAGTTTATTACTCATTAGCATCTTAGGAGCTGATGTTATACCCCTCGCTATTAATGAGTTACAACTTAATACTGCATCTATACCTTCTTCAGGTCTATATAATGTATAAGCTTCTTGACCCTCTGGTATAACACTACCAACTATACTCTTTAATGCACTAAAGAATACTATTTTATCTCCTATACCCACTTCATCATATACTTTAATATAGAACTCTATTAAAACTCCTTCATTTACAATAGCTCCTCTAAGCTTACCATTGTTAGCTTCAACTTTACCGTCAGCTTCATTAAATAACATATTACATTTAACAACTGATCCATTTTTATCATATTTTTCTAATAATTTTTTTCTAGCTCTTATTTTACTATGATATTGATTTACTATTTGTCTTAATGAAGGTGAAAGTTCCTCTAATTCAACAGTACAGAATACTTTTATATCTTCTATAACTCCTGAATATTTAGATTTAACTTTATCTTTACCACTCATTATAATTTCTTCTTTAAATTCATCCCCAACGTTAAATAATAATTGGTTTATAGTTTCTTCATTGAAAGATTTTTCAAATCTAATTAACTCATCACCATTTTGAACTTTATCCCCAATTTTAGCTATAAAGTCTACGTTAGTGTTAGGTCCTAACACTGCTTGTTTTTGCATAACAACTTCAGTAGCCATTTCTCTTGATAATTTTTTACTTATATAAGAACTATCTTCATATGTTAATGAAGAAGATAATAATGCTACTTTTTGTAATGAACCTATATTGAATCGATTACCAAATGCAGAGTTTTGACTAAAGAATTTATCTTCATATGCAAGTATATCATTTTTCTTAAACTTATCACCTTTCTTAACATTACTATTCATATGTTTAGAAATATTAAATCCACCTGCACCATTCTTAGCTATACGGTTTATATCTATAGCATCATGTTGACCATTCTTATATTCAACTATTAGTAACCCAAGTTTTTCATCATATTCCTTTACTTCACCGTCATCTTGTGCTACAAACACCCAGTCTTTTGTACAGTGATATTGCATTATTCTATCTGAACCATTCGATACTAATACTGGAGAAGATTTTGCAACTGCAACACAGTGAGTAGATTGTCTACATGTCATTGTTGTTCTAGGACTATCATCTCCTAAAGCACAACCAGTTGTAAGCAATTCTGCTATACCAAATAAGTTAGCATCATTATACTCATCAACTTTTCCTTGTAATGCTTTATTATCTACAAATCCACGAGGATCCGTTATAGGTGGTTCTAGTGTAAGGAATCTATTAACTCCTACGTTAGCATCTGGAGAAGAAGATAATGTAAATAATCCAGTCATACCTGGATGGTAAGATCTTTGTTCTTCTGTATATGCTTGTGCTAAGTTACATCCACTAGGACCTTTTCTTAAACACTTTCTTAAGTTTTGTTGTTCATATATAGGATTAAGTTCTGAATAATCCTCAACAGTTTGCTGCATCATTATTTCTTTTATAACAGCATCTTTTTTCATACTTATCTTAACAGGATTGTTAAAGTTTGCAGTTTCTTTATATTTTTCATACGCTTTAGTCACATTTTTATATACTATAGCATTTATTACTTCTGCACATCTTATTCTTGAAACTGTTATCTCATGTGTATATTGATTATCGGCAAGTAACTCATTTCCATAAAGCACCATACCTGTTAAATCAGTTGGTAATGATAATCTTCTTAAAACATCCAGTGTCATAGGATCTATAAAGTTATCTATAAAGTTATCGAATGCGTTTGCTATATTTCTTCTACCAAACATAGTTTCAAATATACCCTGATAAACAAATTTATCATTTAGTTCACCATAATTATAATTTTTAGTAGGTATCTCAATAAACCCGTTCATTAATAAAGATGTCGCTGTAGGTTTATTAGTATATACTAAATAACCATCTTGGAATTGTATACACCCTTCATTAGCTGCTAATCTAGGTCTAGTATCTGAGAAATAGTGTTCTATTCCTGCACGTTTAAGAAAGCCATCTATACCTTCAAAATAGCATAATAATAATACTATAGGAACTTGTTTACTCATTATAGTTGCTCTAGTATACATATATTTTTTACCAGCTGATTGTTCTCCTACCTTATTTTCTAATTCAGATGATTGAGATAAAATGAACTCTATTAAAGTTTTTTTAGTAGTCTCTTGCTTACCTTGAGCATTAAGCATTACTACTTCATCTGTGTTTAAATTTACACAATAATAAACTCCACCTTTTAAACCTATAGGTAATAATTCTTTATCTAGTTTATCTTCTATTCCTTTTATTTTAGCTGCAGTAATCATTCCTCTTATTTCTTTTTGATCAAACATTATTCTTAAGCCATTTATATTTATTTCCTTATATAATTTAGATAAATCGTCATAATCTATAGTCGTAACAAAACTAGAGTTTTCTGTATCGTATTTACCTCTTTGTACTTTAATACCTTTTATATTTTCTCCTAAAGCTTTTTTAAGTTTTTCATTTATTGAAGAAACTTTTTCACCGTATCTTCTTATAAATATTTTATTATAGTTACTAACTAATTGAACGGTATCAGGTTCAACTTTAACTATTGGTAATAACAGTTGTTGATTATTTATGTATTTTCTGTTTCCTCCTAAATACATAAATCTACCATCTATTATCTTAGGAACATCAAAAACTAATTTATGTCTTACCCTCATTTCATCTTCTAATTCGATAGTCCACGTTTCTTTATAATTAGACATATCAGATGTATCTTCAACATGAACGTTTCTTACAAATACTTTTATCGACTTTTCATTCATCATTGTGAACATAGCCATTAAATCTTTTTCCATAAGTTCACTAACATATGCTTTATCTACATTAGGGAATCTTATATCAGTCATATTTTTATTAAAAGTCTCTGCATGATCTGCTACATCATTAACAGGTACCTCTATATCCTCTGATCTTATTTTAAGTATTTCCTCAATAGTTTTCCCTTTAACAGTTAGTTCCATTTGTTTTTCTCTTAATAGTTCATCTCTTTTACTAGATGCTGTCGTCTTAGCAATTCCTTTATTATTAGCCATTAATATATCTTTCATTAAATCTTCATTTTGTTCTAATTCTTTCTTAACTTCAACTTCAGTCGCATCTCTTTTACCATCTAAAGTTTTTTCGACTTCTATTTCTATTTTATTTTTTATATCTTCAGGTAAATCACCTGTAGCTGCAAATAAATATTTATCCAATAACGATTTACTTATCTCTTCTTTATTTTGAGCAAGTATATCATTAACATCAGCAGATACGCTTCCTTCCTCAGGATCTTGTCTATGTAATATTCTAAACACATTTTTTCTAAAATCCGAAGCTATATTCATTTTACCATTTTCTTTAGCCAATTCTTTTTTACATTCCGCAGGGTTTACTCTTAATACATATCCAAATTTAGATGTTATTATTATATCTATATCACCTATATTAAAAAATTCCTCTGGTTCTCTTTTCATTAATATATACAGATAAGCTATTGGGTTTATATTATCCCCTCTATTATTAAAGTCTTCAACTAAATTTTTACTAAATTCATCTGCATATATAATCATAGTTTTCATAGGATATTTTTCAAGTGGTAAATCACTTAAATATCTACCTATAAAATTCCAATATTCTGAAGGTTTCGTAACCTTTGTTATATTACCTGAGTTATTCATAAATATAGTATTGGCATTCACTAGATCGAAATAAAGATTGAACCCCATATTTAATTTACCTTCATTTATTCCGTTTATCATAGGTAATGATTGTTTTATTAGATCATAATGACCTTGTCTTTCATTCAATCTATTTTGATTTATCATTTTATTTTTCACTTTTATTTGTTCTCTTCTTTTCGAATAACACATTGTTATAACATTATTATATTCTATGTTAACTGTACCTAATTTATTTTTAAGGTCTTTAATATCCATTGTGTTCATTATCAATAATGATCCATATCTTTTATTTTTAACATCATAATTTATTACCGGTCTAAGTCTTGAATATTTTAATAACGGTAATTTATTAGTGGTAATCATAAACAACTCACCCTTTCATTATTTAATTCATTATTCGCTTACAGAATTGTTTTATCAGCTAAAAAACGATAAGTAAATCCTATACTCAGTCATAGAGTATAGGATATTTTAAAACAATAACTTCAGAGGTAAGATGTTTAAGTAAGATGACGTATTTCCGTCCCCATCATTTTACTTACTAATTTGTTTTAGGCTATAAAATTTTATAGAAAACAATTAATTATCAATAGTTGAATATTAAATTAAAGGAGAGTGTGCTAATGAGAAATATATACGATATAATATCAGAACAAAAATCTGAAATAGATAGTAAAATAATTTCTTACGAACTTGATTTTTTTTAATATAAGTTATATAAATAATCAGTATATACAAGAAGGTTTTGGCGACAATATTAAAGAGGCGGGTAAAAAAGTTATTGAATTTATAAAGGCGGTTATAGCAAAAATAAAAGAGATGGTTAGAAAAATGATTGATTTCTTAACTGGTAAAAATAGTCCTTCAAAAAGAGCCGATGCACTTAAAAAGCAAATAGACGAAGATTTAAAAAAAGTAGATGACCGTATGCGTAAAATGGCTGATGATGCTAATAACGTTGAGTATACAACTACCGAGATTAAATATTCTTGGGAATTCAAAGGATCAGAAAAAGCTGAAAAAGGTACATATTATGATGATAAAATGTTTGAAGGACAAGATCTTACTAAATTAGATACTGAAGATTATCTTAAAGCCTCAAAAAGAACAGTCGGTATGTTGAAATATATTCATTTTAATGAGAAAAAAGAGATAACAGAAAATTTCATGGATGCTGTATATGCTACTACTGGGAACTATTTACAAGATTACGATGTTGTAAATGATTTATTTGTAAAATCTATTGAAAAAACATGTTTTAAAGGTGCCGGAAAAAGGGCTAAAGGATCGTTAATCGAAAGACTTAAGATAGAACTTAATGAAGAATTTGAACAAGTTAAAGTCTCTGAAATAAATTATAAAATTATGGTAAGTTATTTAAGTGAAGACGAAATTAATAAATTCTTAAAAACTGTAGATAACACTGCAACTAAAGCACTTAATGATTTGAAATCTAAATTAGAGAGATTACAAAATTCAGGGAATTCTGAAGTATCACAAAAAGATTTCAATAACGTTCAACAAGTTGTAAATATGGTTGGTACATTCATGCAATATATATCTTCAAACGTACTTAAAGCACATAGAGCTTTTACTAATATTTTAATACAAACACTAATGGATTTTCATAGTACGTATTGCTAACATTAAAAACTTAACCAATAAATATTATTGTTTAATTAAATTATATTTCATTAAAACTATATAATTATTTATCAACATACCAACAACTTCTTAATGCAATAGCAATTAAGAATAAAGCGACTCCATCTAAAGGAGGAGCGATTAAGAAGTTGTTAAAATATAAAATACGGAAAGGAAGATACGTTCACCTGTAGGTGAACGTATCTTTATTTATATTATGTAAAAAGGTAACATTTCAATTATATATTATAATTATGAAAAATAATTATAGTAATAACAATTACTATATATCAAATAACTAGGAGGTAATTTGTATATGAATAATTTTAATTTTGATTTAAACGAATATATTAACTTTGAAAATAAGATTCTAGAAGAAGTTGAAGAAACTTACGGAGGAGATAAGATATTTGATTTAAATAAAATTATAAACAATTATGATGATTTTAAAACGATGTATGGGCATATCTATTATATATTGGAAGAAGGATTTGAAATAGAAACTATAAGAAAATTTAAAGTAAAAGTAACATTTGATAAAAATAATGATCATTTTATAGAAATGGAAATTAGACATCTATTAGTTAATATGATATTCTTAAGAGCTTTTGTAGAATTAGAAGTTGACGTTGAATTAGATGATAGTTATTTATTTGATGCTAGAAAAATTTCAAATAAATATATCAAAAACTATATAGATGAAAAGATTATAATTCCATTTAGAGATCAATTTACAGATACAGAAGAAAGATTTATGGAATTGAATTCTGTATTACACGATATAATTTATAGATTAAATAAAATACCAAAAGATTTTAATAGTCTAATGGGGATAACTTTAAATTTAGAAAACAGTTTCATGAAAGTTGCAAAAGAAAATCCAAGATTTAATGAATTGATAAGAACTAAAATACCAGAAGATATGCAACCTAAAGATATAGAAAATTATCTTAATGATTTAATGAAAGAAGAGATAGAAATATTAAAATCTACAGAAAACTGTTTCCAACCAATGTTATTATCAGGAGAAGGTATTAAAGATCAACAGTTAAGAGAGTTTAGTATTAGTGGTGGATTAAAATCAGACCTATTAGGTAATACAATTCCAATACCTATAAATAGTAACTTCATAGTTGGTGGATTTAGTAATATAACTAACTATTATATAGATGCAGGTGCTTCAAGAAAATCATTAATAGCTAATAAAGAGAAAATGGGTAGTTCAGGTCATATGGCATTATTAATGAAGTTATCTTGTGTTGGAACTTATATTAGTGAAGTTGAAGATTGTCATACACCACATACAGTTAAATTAACAATTCATGATAATAAATTCTTAGAAATGTGTTCTGGAAGATATTATAGATTACCAGGACAAAGGGAATTTAAAATGCTTAAGAAAACAGATAAACATTTAATAGGAAAAACATTATTATTTAGAGACCCTGGTAAGTGTGCTTGTAAAGATGGAATATGTAAAACATGTTATGGAGCTTTAGCTACAGTTAATAAGGGAATGGATGTTGGTATATTTGCATCTACAATAATATCAAGACCATTATCTCAAAATATATTATCAACAAAACATCTTAATACAACTAACAGTTGTCTTATAGAATTCAATGAAGCATTTGATAAATCATTTAAACTTGAAGCTAACCAAGTTAAAATGTTAAATGATAATGAAACAGATGTAGATTTAAATCAATATGAAATGGTGTTTGATAATATAATACAAATTGATGAGTTATTAGATAATGCTGATTTTAATAAATTCGTACAATTTGTAAAAGTTAGAAATATAAAAGATCATGAAGAAGTTTATGAAATAGTAGAAAATGACGGAAAAGAATTATTTATTCATCCAGATCTAGATGCTATAATTAAGAAAACAACATCTAATGAAGATAATGAAATTCTAGTTCCATTTAGTAGATTATCAGAAGAAACATTATTTACAATTAATATAGAGAACAACGAATTAACTAAACCTTTAAAAGAAATGGATAAATTATTAAACGGTTCTTATTTTAAAGGTTTAAATCCAACGTTGGATATGATGGAACAACGTTTTATAGAATTATTGATAGAATCTAAAATTAATGTAATGTCAATTCATGCAGCAACTATTCTAAGATCATTTGTAAGAGATGTTAATGATTATTTAGAAAGACCTGATTTTAGTAAATTATTTGTGGATTATGTTGTATTAGGATTACACGCATCGTTATCAGACAATCCATCTATAACAAACAGTTTAGCGTATGATTATCTTAAATCACAACTATATACACATACAACATTTAAGAAATATAAACATTCACCATTAGATTTATTATTTATGAAGTCTTTGTCTGATGTTGAATAAGATTGGAGGAATCATGGAAGAGAATAATAGAGAGATGTTAGAATTCATGGTAACAGTGCTGTTGGCAGATTATGATATGATGGGGCTAATAACTTATGGGGATAAACCTTATAATGAATATGCCCCTGAAGCTAGAACTATAATAAGATATTTAGAAGAACATAATTACGAGGTTAAATTAGATACATTGGCAGATCAAATTCAATATATATTTGAAGTATGGTTTAACTTTGCACCGCCTATAAGACCTTGTATATTGATAGCTGATGAAATAAAGAAAATGATATAAGTTACTGCTTTGCAGTAACTTATATTTGATTATTAGAGGAGGGTATATGATGAAAGATAATATAACTGATTTTAATAAATTTAAAGAAGATAAGCAAAAACGAGATGTAGATAAGTATAATTTAGAATTATTAATGAAAGTTCTTGCTAAAAATGAAAAAGATTTGACTGATGGCGAAAAGTTTATATACAGTCAAATAAAATTAGTATCTTCATTTATAATCAAAGAAAAATATACAATGGGAATTATAGAATTTAGAAATGTTTTATATCTTATAAATGCAACACCGTATGGAACATTTGAATATTTAGGAAAAATGGATGATGTTATATCCAAATATATGGAGTGGAATGAATAACCTTATGGTTATTCATTTTTTATCCAACATATAAATATAAGATGTAACGAGGAGGTAAGAATATGGCTAAAAAGATAATTTTGTATAATACACGAATTGAAATACATGACTATAATATCGGAGATTGTGAAGAACTTGAAAATAGTTTAAGTGTATGGAATTCAGTTTATTTTAGAATGGAACCGAGGGGATTACAATACGATGAAGATAAAAAAGTATTAACAGTTCCAAGGGGAATAGATGTAAATTTCTTAGTGAGTAAATTAAAATGTCCCGTTCATACAGATAGAAATTATAATGAATACGATAAAGTTAATCTTAAATTAAAAATGGAACCGAGGGATGATATACAAATTAAGTCATTAGCATTTTTAACAGGTGAAGGTAAGTTTAAATATACACAGGAATATTCACAATTATCTTTAAACTTGGATACAGGTGATGGGAAAACATATTGCGTTATAGCGTCGTTATGTCTTCATAAATCTAAAGCTATAATAATAACACATACGGAAAATATAAAAGAACAGTGGAAGAAATCATTAATTAAATTTACAAATATAGATCCAAGAAGAATTTGTGATATAACAGGAACGAAGAAAATGGATGATATGTTTCATGAAAGTTCTAAAGGGTATGATATGTATCTAGTTAACCATGGTACAATTCAGTCATATGCTAAGAAATACGGCTGGGATAAACTAAATAGATTCTTTGAAGAAATTAAAGTTGGTATTAAAGTTTATGATGAAGCGCATTTGCACTTTAAGTCGATAATAAATATAGATTTAAATACAAACGTGTATAAAACATTTTATTTAACTGCAACATTTGAAAGAACTGATATAGGAGAAGATAGAGTATTTAGATTATGTTTTAAAAATATTGCTAAATATGGATATGAAACTAGAGGAGAAAAAAGAAAACATATCAAATACGTCGCAGTGTTATTTAACAGTAAACCTAATATGGAAGATCAGATGTCAATAAAAACTAAAATGGGATTTAACAGACACGCATATATGGATTATCAATTAAATAAAGGTATGATATTTGAAGTAGTTAAATATGTAATGGATACATTTGGTAAATTAGATGGGAAAGCTTTAGTATTGAGTTCTAAGATAGAAAGTGCAGATATTCTTAAAGATAAAATAGTTGAATGGTATCCTGATAAAGTAACTGGTATATATCATTCAAAAGTTTCTAAAGCTGATAAAGAAGGAGTTAAAACGTGGGATATAATAAGTTCAACTCCACAAAGTTGTGGTACAGGATTTGATGTACCAGGATTAAGATACAACATAATGCTTGAGCCTTATAATGCCACAATAACAGCAAATCAAGTATGTGGTAGATTAAGAGAAATACCTGAGCAATATACGTATCATATAGAATTGATAGATATAGGATTTCCTAAAGTAAAAGATATGTATAAGAAAAGATTAAAAGTATTTAAAGAAAAATGTTATAGTGTAAGTGAGGTTGATTATTAATGAGAAAGAAAGATTGGATTGAAATTTTAGAACTTTTATTTATAGTAACAGCTTTATTTATAATATGTATAAGGAGTTGATTATATGTTTGGAAAAGAGTTTAAAGTCGTTAAAGAATTTAAACCTATATTTAAAAAAATAGGTGATTATGAAGAATTTTATGCGTATGAAAAAGATGGTGAACTGGAATATGGTATTTTAGATCCTACGTTCGGTCAACCATCTCCTGCTAATTGGGATAAATCTTCTTATGCTAAATTGATGAGAAGTATTGCTTCAGATTATTTACAAAAAATGATAGATGAAGGGAAAATTGAATTACTAGAAGATTAATTCTTCTAGTAATTTTTAGGAGGTATTAATAATGAATAAATGTTTTAATTTTTTAAAAAGTCCAACTAGAAAACCGACTGATAATTTATTTTTTCTATCCGAAACTAATATGGATGGACAGATTTTAACACCAAGAATTCCAAGGAATTTTTTTACAGATAACGGATTTGAGGATAATAAAACAAGAAGAGTTTGTTTTGCTCCGAGTATTGATAAATGTTTATTAGGTTTATCAATGAATTGTAAGAACAAAGAATATTTCGTACATGTTCCGATAGGCTCATTCACAGTTATATATCCAACAAAAATTGATGTTCCTGATATTGAAATTACAGGAGAGATATGGGTTTGTGATCCTGTTAAAATTGAATGTGTTGGAAAAATAAGAGTTGACGATAGAAATGGATTAGTTTATAAATATACTTATGGTGATAATATAAATGATGTGTTATTTGGTTGGAACTGGCATTATATAGTATAATTGGTATTTTATTTTTATAATGACAATATATTAATAAATTTTTAGGAGGTAAGATAATGGATGATATTAAAAAAAGTATAATTAATTTAGTTAATGATGATAATTATATACCTATGACAATGACTGAAATATGTTTAAAATTAGGTTTAGAAAATTCACATAGTATTATGAAAATAATGGATGAATTAATTGAAGATTTATATATCATAGTAACTAAAAAGAATAGAATAATATCACCAAATCAAGCAGGAATGTTTGTTGGGAAATTTATTTCCCATAGAAAAGGATTCGGATTCGTTGAATCTGATAAAGAAGATGAGAGAGATTTATATATACCTTCAAAAGATGTTGGTGATGCAATGCATGGGGATAGAGTTCTTGCTGAAATAGTAAAAGAACAATCGGGTTATAAAAGAGCAGAAGGTAAAGTGGTTAGAGTAATTAAAAGGACAGTAACTCAAATAGTCGGAACATTCAAACCACATGAACATTTTGCCTTTGTAGTTCCAAGAGAAAAATCGTTAAGAACCGATGTTTATATACAAGAAAAATATTTCAATGGAGCGATGGAAGATGATGTCGTTGTAGTTGAAATATTACAATGGGCTAAGGATGATAAAAAACCTGAAGGTAAGATAATAGAAGTATTAGGGAACAAATATAATAGAGGAATGGAAATTGAATCCATTATAAGAGAACATGGATTACCTTTAGAGTTTGAACAAAAAGTTTTAGATAATGCTAATCATGTAGCAGTTCCTATACCTGAAGAAGAATATGAAAGAAGAAGAGATTTAAGAGATAAACATATATTCACAATGGATGGAGCTGATGCAAAAGATTTAGATGATGCTATACAAGTTGAAATGTTAGATAATGGTAACTATTTATTAGGAGTTCATATAGCAGATGTTACACATTATGTTAAAGAAAAGTCTAACTTAGATAAAGAGGCTTTAAAAAGAGCAACATCTGTTTATCTTGTGGATAAAGTAATTCCTATGTTACCTAAACAATTATCAAATGGTGTTTGTAGTTTAAATCCTGATGAAGATAAATTAACTTTATCTGTATTTATGGAAATAACTGAAAAAGGAGAAGTTGTTAATTCTAGTATAGAAGAAACTGTAATCAAATCTAAAGCTAGAATGGTATATACAGACGTATCTGATATATTAGAAAATAACGATAGAGGATTAAAGATTAAATATGCTGATTTAGTAGATGATTTTAGATTAGCAGAAAAACTTGCTAGAATTCTTATGAAGAAAAGAGAGAAGAGAGGCGCTCTGGATTTTAAC